GCCAACGCCGACGCCAACGCCCACGCCTACGCCTACGCCAACGCCGACGCCGACGCCTACGCCTACGCCAACGCCTACGCCTACGCCTGGAAGCGTCTTGCGGACGGCCTGGTCGAAGCGATGAAGTGGGCCGCCGACCAGCGCGAGGCCGCGTGATGGCAAGCCCTCAGACCAACCCCCAATACGAAGCGTGGCAGGACGCCTGCGCTGATTACCGATCCTCCGGTGGAGAGAGCGCTTCGGACTACAGCGACGACGGTTTCAAGATTGGCGAAGAAGCCTTTCTGACTGTCGATCCGGCTGGATGGCGCTCGTTCATCGACGCCGCAGCCGAGGAAGAAGGTCAGGGAAACCTCGACCGTACCCGCGTGATCGCCACGGCGGCTGAGTACGAGCTGGCGACGCTGGTTGCCCTCGCCTCTGTTCAAGCTCCGGCTGTTCGGGAGGCTGCTTGATGGTCGTCGAACAAACCTCGGCGGGCGACTGGGCCGTCTGGAATACTCGGCGCCGGTATATCGACCGCTTCCCAACCGAAGCCGAGGCGAAGGCTTTTGCGGAAGCGAACCGCACGCAGCCGTCGAAGCGCGCCGATACCAAGCTATCGGGCCTTGAGGCGGCCGTTCTCGAATGCCTGGCGAACCTGGGCACGGTCGAATGGCCCGGCGCCAGTAAGACGGTCGCCAGTCTCGCCCGAAAGGGCCTTGTGTCGGTCGAACGCCTCCCGACTGGAACGTTTCGGATCGCCGCCAAGTCACTCGCCGCCCCGTCTGTTCAAGAGCGGGGGGCTGCGTGATGGTCGTTATGCCCGAAGTCATGACGCCAGAGATGGAGCGCGTGTGGCGCGACGCTTGGGTCAATCAAGCCTATCGCCGTCGCGGTAGCGGTCCCGTTGGCAACACCCGCCGTATCAAGAACCCGGAAAGCTGTGAGCAGTTCGCCTACCGCGCCCTTCGCAAGCACATTGCGGAGACGCAAGGCGCTGCAGCCCCGTCTGTTCAAGAGCGGAGGGCTGGGGAATGAGCGACCTGATCGAACGACTGGAGAAGGCCGAAGCTGGGTCAGTGCCGCTGGATTGCGAAGTCGTGCGGCAGTTCGGCTATCACGTTCCTGAGGGAACTTGGCAGGGGTGGCACGATCCCGACGGAAACCACATTGGCCTTCCGCCAAAGGTCACCACCTCCCTAGACGCTGCCCTGGCTCTGGCTGAGCGGGTTCTGCCAGGCCACGTCTTCTACAGCATCGATCACATGGCGGTGATCAATCTCCGCAACATCTGCGTCGCGCAAGTGTCGGGCGAGGCGGACGGCTGCGCCGGGGAGGGTGAGGCCGCAACCCCCGCCCTCGCTCTCTGCATAGCCATTCTTCGCGCCGCCAAGGCTCAGGGAGCCGAGGCATGACCCCTCGCCCCCTGATGCAAGCCGCCCTCAAGGCGGAGGAAGCCGCTCACCTCCTGACCCTGGCCCAAGCCTACGCCGGAAGGCCGGAACAGGAAGCCTACATCCGAAAGGCCCAGGCCCTTCTCCGCGAAGCCGATGAGCTTGCCCAGCAGGCCCAGGAAGCCGCCGACGAAGCCTCTATGGCCGACCACGAGAAGTGGTGGGCGGGCCGTCAAGCCAATTCGTCCCTGCTGAACCCGGCAGGACACCACCAAAATCAGGAGATTGCAGCGTGACTGAAGTGTCCGAAGAAAAGATCGCCCGCGACAAGGCCGCCGTAGATGCAATGCGCAATGCCAAATCCAACATGGATGCGGCTTTGGCCCGTATCTCGACGCTTGAAACAGCGCTGGCCTACGCCCGCGATAATCTAAGCCGAGTGAAAGGCTACATCAGCCCGAACGTCTACACCTACGGCGCTCAGGGCACCGTCCACGCGGCCATCGACGACATGATCGCCCATGCGGCGAAGGCGCTCGGCTAATGTCCCGCCCCTACGACCAAACCCTATCCTCCGACGGGGTCTATTACGCCTCTCGCCGGACGAATGAGCACAACGGGGCTGGCTGGGATTTTCGGCCTGACCGCGTCCGCTCTCGCTGGACCTTCCGTGACTGGGACTGCGCCTGCGCTCTGGTCATCACCATTATCGTCGCTGTCGCCAGCGCCTTTGCTTTCGGGGTGGCGTGATGGACCTGTCTCAGTTCTACCGTGACGACCACGCCGACGAGTTCGAGGTGACCGTCGAGGTTCGCGCCACGGTCATAGAAACGGTGAAGGCCGCGACCGAAGAAGAGGCGCGGACGATCATCGAAAAGCGTCTCGATGACCGCGACCTCGATGTCTATGGCCCTGACATTTGGCAGGCCGACATCAGCTCGTGCCGACGCCCGGCGACAATCTACCTGATTACGCGCCCCGGAACCACGATTAGCGGCACCTCACACCCTCAGCCGGGCGACCTGCCGCGTGATCCGAAGCCGTATGAGACGGCTTGGAGGCCAGCGCCATGACCCCCGCTCAATCTCAATCCTCAACTGCCAAGGCGTCGGACCGGGCCAGTAACCCGGCCGGCGAGGCAGTCGAATACGCCCGCGTCGAGAACGGCCAGATCATCCTCATGCTGGATGGCCGGATGCAGCGGGTCCGGCAAGGCACGGCCTGGGGAGAATGGCTCTCCGCCGTGACCTCGCCCTTTCCATCCACTCAGGAGCGCGCCCGGCAGATCAGGGCCGCGCTCGAAGAGACGGGGTTCTATCAGTGAGCTTCACCCCTGAACAGAAGGCGGCGCTCCAGGCACCTTTGAGCCAGGCGCACGTCGCCTCCCGTCAACAGGCGGGCCAGACCCTGTCCTACGTCGAGGCGTGGCACGTCATTGCCGAGGCCAACCGCATCTTCGGCTTCGACGGCTGGGCGCGCGAGACGATCGACCTGCGCCAGCTTGGCGAGCCGAGGGAGAAAGACGGCAAGTTCCGCGTCGGCTATTCGGCCCGTGTCCGCGTGACTGTGACGGCCGGCGACCGTGTTGTGGTGCGCGAGGGGTGTGGCTTCGGCCAGGGCATCGACCGCGATCCCGACCAGGCCCACGAAAGCGCACTCAAGGAAGCCGAGAGCGACGCCATGAAGCGCGCGCTGATGACCTTCGGCAATCCCTTCGGCCTGGCGCTCTACGACAAGAGCAAGGCGAACGTGGCCGAGGTCGGCAATGCCGCCGTGGACTTCGCCATCGGTCAGCTCCGCTGCTGCAAGACCGGCGACGAGTTCAAGGACTTCTGGGCCAAGAACAAGGATGGCCTGAAAGAGCAACTGACCCCGCGCGAATACGCGACGGTCGTCACGGCCATGCAGGAGGAGGCCAAGCGCTTCGCTCCGCCGGCCGAAGAACCCACCCCATTCGACAAGGCCGCCTGACATGAAGAATCTGACCATTGCCGGTCGTCTGACCAAAGACGCCACCACCCGCGACGCCGGTTCGGATCGCGTCACCGGGTTTTCCGTCGCCGTCGACGACCGCCAGGGCAAGGACAAGTCCACCCTGTTTTTCGACTGCTCGATGTGGGGAAAGCGCGGCGAGGCGCTGGCTCAATACCTCATCAAGGGTGCGTCGGTGACCGTCTCCGGCGACCTCGGCACGCGGGAGTACGAGGGCAAGACCTACCTGACCCTCCGCGTGAATGACGTGACGCTCCAGGGCGGGAAACCCACACGGGACGAACACGATCAGCGGCCGGCGGGTGAACGGGGAGGGTCGTCCAGCGGTCAGCCCGCCGGCGGCTACGACCTGTCGGACGATATCCCGTTCGTGAGGGTGGCGGGAGATTTCGATGTCTGATGATCTCGAAGTTTGGCGCGCAATCCCGTCTCTGCCTGACTACATCGCGTCCTCTCACGGTCGGCTGATGCGGCTGCCTTGGGGTGGGCGGATGCCATATGGCGGAAACCGGCCCTACGGCGGAAAGCCCACATTTGGTGCCTGGTCTGAAGGCGACCGGCGGTTCGTTCTGCCGTATCGCGGAAAGACCTACCGCGTAGCGAGACTCATCTGCGAGGCCTTCAACGGCCCGGCCCCTGCGGATCGGCAGGTCTGTATGCACATCGATGAGAACAGCCGAAACAATCGGCCCGAAAATCTCGCATGGGGCACACAGAAAGAGAACCTGAACGCGCCCGGTTTCCTTGCGTACTGCTCGTCTGAAAAGCGGAAGGCGTCGCTCCGAGCTGCTCGGGAGGCGAAAGCCGCATGAGCGCCCAGCCCATCCATCTGGCGAACGAGCCTAGCCCCTTCGACGCCCTGCGGATCGACATCGACGATCTGCTGCTAGAAGCGAAGAACTGGTGCGACGGCGAGGCCGCCAAGACCCAGGAGCAGGTCGACGAGATCGCGCGCCTGATCGACGAGCTGAACGACCGCGCCAAGCTGCTCGACGCCGAGCGCGTAGCGGAGAAGAAGCCACTCGACGAGCAGATTGCCGCCATCCAGGACCGCTACAACGTCTACCTCGCCCCGCTGAAAAACAAGACGCCGGGCAAGGTGCCGATGGCGCTGGACGCCCTCAACGCGGCTAAGCGTCCGTTTCTGCTGGCGAAGGAGGCCGAGCTAGAGGCGGCGCGGGAGAAGGCCAGGCTGGAGGCCGAAGAGAAGGCCCGCGTTGCCCGCGAGGCCGCACAAGCCGCCGCCGCGAACGACCTTGCGGCGCGCGAAGAGGCGGAAGCCAAGATCGCCGAGGCCGAAGCCGCCGCGACCGCCGCTCGCGTGGCGGATCGTCAGAAGGCCCACGCCCACGGTGGGGGGCGCGCTCATGGCCTTCGCACCCGCGTCGTGGCCGAGATCACCGACCTCAACGCGGCGGTGAAGCACTACTGGACCGAAGACCCCAAGCCGTTCCGCGAACTGGCTCAGCGCCTCGCCGATCAGGACGCGAAGGCCAACCGTCGTGTGGCGGCCGGCGTCACCTTCCGGGAGGAACGGTATTGAGCCGCAACCTCCTTCGCCTCACCCCTGGCGCGCGCCAGCAGGCCCACGCGTGGGTCGAAAAGGCGCTCACCATGTGGTCGCCCGGCAAGCCCTGGCTGCTGGAGATACGAGAGCCGAAGCGCACCGACGAACAGAACGCCGCCATGTGGGGGCTTCTGGCGCAGATCACGAAACAGCGCCCGGTGCACAACGGCCGGCAGATGAACTCTGACCTCTGGAAGGCGGTGTTCATGGACGCCTTAGGCCATGAGGTGGATTACGTCGGCAGCCTGGACGGTAAGCGGGTGTTTCCGCTCGGGCATCGGTCGTCGCACCTCAACAAGGCGCAGATGTCGGATCTGATCGAGCTGATGCTCGCGTGGTCCGCAGAGCAGGGCCTGACCATCGAGCACTTCGACGACGAAAGGCTGGCCGCCTGATGCAGCGCAAGGCCCTGACCAGAACCGAGATCATCCTGCTCTGCCAGCGTCAGGCGACCGGCCCGATCCTGTGCGGCTGCGGCTGCGGTGAACCGCTGGATCCGGTGTCAGAGCAGGTGATCGACGAGCATGTCCTGCCCCGCAAGCTGACCGAGGTTGGCTGCGAGGCCGAGCGCGACGTGCTGGAGAACCGCGCCTTTCTCCGCAAGCCCTGCGCCCTGGAGAAGACCCGCGCCGATCTGGCCGTGATCGCCAAGGCGAAGGCCCAGGGCGGAGAGACAGGACAATACGCCCGCCGCCAGAAGCGAGGGGAGGGGTCGATCAAGTCCCGCCCGAACTGGCTTCCGAAGGGCTCAACCAAATGGCCGAAGCGCAAGCTTGGCTCTCAGAAGAAGGGAACCGACCATGTCGGGTGAGAAGTCCCATGACTAGCCCCCATTCCGGCCAGACGGCCTCCATAGGCGACCACCAACTTTCTTTCACCAACAGAAGAGGAGCGGAAAGCCACGACCCGCGCGCGAAAGCGTCTGGGTGTGATCAGGGAGGGGGCGTCGTCACGCTTGGCGGCTCCCCCGCTGTTCAGACCGGCGTGGGCTTCCTTCTGAGGTCCGCCCATTCTGCACGCGGGACCGGCGCGATCCACGGCCACACCTACGAAGTCGTTTGCTGGTTTCCGGCGGGAGACGACGCTGAAGAGTTGCAGGCGAAGTGCGAACGGTCTTGCGCGGACCTAGACCACGCAATCCTTCCGGAAGAACTGGCCTGGGCTGAAGCCCTGGTCGCCGAAATCATGCGCCGCACCGGAGCAGAAGACGTCGAGATCAGACGGCCCCTTGAGCGTCTTTACGCGAGGCCGCGCCGATGACCGACCTCCTGTTCTATCCCGGCACCCACCAGGTCGGCGACGCCAAGCACTTCGACCGCGTCTGCATCAGCCGTAATCGCCTCGTCGGGCGCAAGAAGCCGGTCGAGTGCGACGATGTCCTGCTCGACTGCGCCGGGTTCACGACCATCGAGAAGCACGGTGGCTATCCGCACCCCCCGGAAGAGTGGGCGCGCGAGGTGCATCGCCTGAACTCGAACGGCATCCTCAAAATCACCGTCGTCGTGGCACAGGACTACATGTGCGAGCCCTGGATGCTCGCCAAGACCGGCCTGACGATCGAAGACCATCAGCGCCTCACAATCGGCCGCTTCGACGCAGTCATTGCCGAACTGCACCGTCTCTACGATGGGCCGCCGCCCTTCGAGGTCATGCCGGTTCTGCAAGGCTTTGCGATCAGCGATTACCTTCGCCATATCGAAATGTATGGTGACCGCCTCACCCCCGGCATGTGGGTTGGCGTCGGCTCTGTCTGCAAGCGCCAGGGCGACCCGGCGATCATCGAGGACTTGCTTCTAGCCATTGCAGGAGTGCGGCCGGACCTCCGGCTGCACGGCTTTCGGTGTGAAGCTGACGGCACTCCGCAGTCCCATCGTTCGCCGGCTGCTCTACAGCGCGGACAGCATGGCCTGGTCCTTTGCAGCTCGGAAGCAGGGCCGCGACGGCAACGACTGGCGCGAAGCCAAGGCGTTCGAGGCGCGCGCTCTCGTCCCCAGTCGCGAGCCCGAGCAACTGCGATTGTTCTCGGCATGATCTCCACCAACAAACAGGTGGCCCCGCAAAGCGGCGGAGAGGGGCGATGAAACCCAAGCTCCTCGACCTTTTCTCAGGCATCGGCGGCTTCAGCCTGGGCCTTGAGCGCGCAGGCTTCGAAACCGTGGCGTTTTGCGAGATCGCACCGTCGCCTCGTCACCTTCTGGCGACTCACTGGCCGAACGTCCCCTGCTTTGAAGACATCACGACGCTGACCGCTGAAATGGTTGGGCCTGTCGACGCAATCTGCGGCGGCTTCCCCTGTCAAGACATTAGCTTCGCCGGGAAGGGGGCGGGTTTGGCCGGCGAGCGCTCCGGCCTCTGGAGAGAATATGCACGATTGGTTCGCGAGCTACGACCCCGCTACGTCATCGTGGAAAACGTCGCAGCGCTCCTTGGTCGAGGACTTGGAGACGTTCTCGGAGACCTGGCCTCGCTCGGGTACGATGCGTGGTGGGATTGCATACCAGCTTCCGCCGTTGGCGCCCCTCACCGCCGCGACCGGCTCTGGATTGTTGCCTACCCCGGAGGCGAGCAACACGAAGGCTACGGCGATGCGCTCCGGAGGGAGATCGCCGCGGGACTTTCTCGCGCCGCTGCCCTCGTGGCCCACACCGACGGCAATGGACGGCCGGCGCGGGAACAAGCCCCCGAGACCGTGGGATGCGGGAGTCTATTTGCCGCAAGCGGTAGCGATGTGGCCCACGCCGCGAGCGACAGACGGCTCAAAGGGCGGTCCAAACCAGAGAGGCAGCAAGGGCGACCTTGCCCTGCCGGCGGCGGTGCATCGCTGGCCTACTCCGACGTCCAGCATGGCGAAGGGGTCGTCTCCGGCGTCACTGACGAGGAAGGACGGACAGGACCGTTCGAACGATCGGTTGGACCACGCCATGCAGGCCCGCGAGGGCAGTGGTCAGCTGAACCCGACGTGGGTCGAACTCTTGATGGGTTTTCCCGCTGGCTGGACGAAACCTATGGAGACCCGGAAGCCCATAAGGTAATATTGGCTTATGCCAATGCCTCGGAGGCCGGACCCCGAAAAGCACTGCGAGACCTGCGGGACCGCATTCGTGCGGAAGATGACCGGCGGGCGGCTGGAGGACCGGTCAGTGTTTCTCCGTCGGAGGTTCTGTTCGCTTTCGTGCGCGAACACGCGCGGCGAGCTGAAGAAGGGCTCACATCACTGGAGGGCGCGGCGCCACCGTCTGACGGCGTGCGAAGCCTGCGGGGAACGAAGGGCGCTGCACGTCCACCACTGCGACCAGGACGAGACGAACAACGAGCCGGCGAACCTTCAGACCCTCTGCAAGTGGTGTCACAACTTCTGGCACGCCACGCAGAAGCGGCTTGGATTGCCTATCGCTGGCCGGATGCCCGCGCTTCGCAGCCTTGGGTCCACGGATGGGAAGACGGGGTCGGCCGCGTAGCGACCGCAGTGCCGGCCCGCGTCGACAAGCTCCACGGGCTGGGAAATGCCGTGGTTCCACTCATCCCGGAAATCCTAGGCAGAGCCATCCTAGCCGCACAGGAATCCATCACCACCCCCCAATCGAGAGCAGCCTGAATGACCGAGACAATGAAATCCGTAGAAGGTGGGGAGAAGCTTCAAACGCGCGAGCAAATGCTCGTCGACCTTTCCGCCCCCTCAGCCCAGCCCAGACCCCTAGAGCGGGGGGAGTTGGCGGAAGTCGGGCCGGAGACTTTCACCGTCGATGAACTGGCCCAAGAAATCCGGAGGGTGGACGGCAATCACGACCTTGGCGCGGGGGCCTTGGCCGAGGCTCTGACACCGTTCCTGCTCACCAAACTCGTGGCGTGTCGAAAGCTAGAGCGGACATCAGTCCTAGCCGCCCTCGCCACCCAAGAGCGGGGAGAGCCATTCGGCTACTGGGTCCAACATACAGCGGCCGAGCCGGTCTTCCTGCGCCCGCCTGCTCACATTCCGTCGGGACCGAACTACCACGTCACGCCCCTCTACACCCACCCCGTCCAAGAGAGCCGGGGGGAAGTGGTCCTCGACGCTGCGGCGGTATACCTGAGAGAGACCTACGGAAATTCCTATGGTCTAGACCATCCGGCCGACCGGGCCCGCATTTTCGCCGCCCTTCAGGACACCCCTCAAGCGTCGGAGGCGGGACGGTGACCATGCCTGACAAAGCCTATGGGGAGTTGATCGAGCGGTTGGAACGTCTGGTGCCCATACCCTCGACGCCTAGCCGAAGCGCATTCGGAAAGTTGGTCAATCCCGACGGCCCCGAAGCCGTCGCCGCCCTCCGCCAACTGAACGAGGAAGTCCGGGTTCGCGACCGCATCATCGCTCGCCTGGTGAACTGGATCACCGAAGAGGCCGGCGCAGAGCTTCCCTTCACGGAGGGCGATGAAGCCGACGAAGCCTTGGCCGAACTGATAACCGCCCGCGAGAACCTCAAGGAGACCTCCCATGGCTGACGCCACCAACAGCGCCCCCGGTGTGGGGGAGGCCGCGAAGAACCTCGCCGAGATAGCAGCAGCAGTCGAGTTCGCTCCGGGCGACGGCCTGTCATTCCGGGAGGTGGGCGCGGTCAAGCTGGCCGCTGACATTCGCGCTGTCCTAGCCGCTCTCTCCCGCCCCCAGCCAGGGCCTACGAGGGAGGCTCTGAAAGCCGCTCTCGGCTGCATTCAGCCGAGGATCATTCCTACGGGCCGAGGCGGCGTGACGATCGGACTTGGCATGGATGGCGTGGATGAGGCGGCGGATCGTGTGTTTGCCCTCTTCTCCCCTCTAGGAGATCAGCCGACGGATTTGGGTGCATTCCGGGCTGACGCGCTCCATACCCAGCCGGGCGCCGAACAAGCTGTTCTAGGCTTGGAGGCAATCGCGCGTCAGGTGGAACGCTGGGCCTCCTTCGACCGCGAGGCTCGCGACCGAGAAGGGCTGACGACTACCGACGACACGCACATCGTCGCGCCGCCGGTTTGGCCGACGCACGGTCAACTGCGGAACTGGGCGGGGCTTCTGCGCGAAGTCGGCTCGCGCCTGTCCGCCCTCAATCCCACCGAGCGTGAGGACGGGCCGTGGGTAGGATGGCAGCCGATTGAAACGGCTCCGAAGGATGGGACGCGAATCTTCGTCTGGGCGGACGGCTACGAATGGCCGGAGGTAGTCGAGTGGCTGCCCTACGACGCCCGGATTGCCGAGGATGCGGGAGAAGCCGGATTCTGGACCTACGCCGAGACCTTGCTTGCTGATGCCACAGATAGCTGCGGGTCGGAATATTGGAGCCACTGGATGCCCCTGCTCCCCGCCCCCTCCGCATCCCCTTCACCAGAAGGAGGGCGGTAGATGGCTGATCTCAAGACGAGCGGACGCATCGAGGGCCTGAGAACGAAGATCGCGGCAATCATAGAACCCTCTGCCTTCCAGAGCCAACGCTGGCGTGGGCACCGCGCGATCATGTTGAGGTATCAGGAAGACGCTCTCGCCAAGGCGGACGCCATCCTCGCCCTCTTCTCCCCTTCACCAGAAGGAGCCAAGCAAAGGGAAACAGAATGAGCGACAACACAGCCGAAGCCGTGGGGTTCGAGAAAGGCGAACTTCTTCGGAGGAAGAGCGGCGGGCTTTACACCTTCCTGCGCCCAGGGAGGCCTGGCTTTGTGTACGCGTTTTGCCATGAGCACCAATGCGAAGAGGCGTGGCCGGCCGACCATTTCACCCCCAAGCAAGGCGAAACAGAATGAGCGACAAGGCAGCAGAAGCCGTGGAGGTGATGAAACCCTGTCCGTTTTGCGGAACGACAGCGGGGCTTTACTTAGCTAGCCGGAGCCTCGGCGACGGAAAGCCCTATGCCATCGACTGCGTGGGCTGCGGCATAGAGTTCACGCCTCGCGACGGCATGGACGTAATCTCCGCATGGAACCGACGCACCCCCACGGAAGGGGAAACAGAATGAGCGCGGCGAACGACAACGGAGCGAAGATCTCGTACTCGTACCGTGAGGCCGTGGCCGCTACGGGCGCCAGCCGGAACACGCTCTCCAGAATGGTCGCGGCCGGTGAGATCGAGGCACGTCACCGCGGCCGGCGGGTTTTCATTCCGAGGGCCGAGCTGGAGCGCCATTTCGGGCCAATCGAAAGCGCTGCTTAGGGCGCGATTTAGGGCGGGGCAGGGAAATGGCCCTCAAACGCCCGCCAACACTGATTACTTCGAATCCCCCCCTCTCCGCCACAGCCTTGCCTCTGAATGTCACCCCTTGCACCCCAGCCCCCAGGCTGCGCAAGGATTTGCGCCTGAGGCCCGCCACGTCAGGGTTTCAATCGAGCCCGAGCTTTTAGGGCGGGATTTAGGGCGGCTTTAGGGTGGCGACCGTTTCTGTCGTGCCTGTATGTTCTCCCTTCGTTCCGAGGGAGACATGGCGCGCAAGGTCGATCGACTTAACTGGAAGCAGGTCCAAGGCCTGAGGGAGCCGGGGCTTTATGCCGACGGCGCCGGCCTCTACCTGCGCATCGATCAGACCGGCTCACGCCGATGGGTCTGGATCTTCCAGTATGCGGGTCGGCGGCGGGAAATGGGCCTAGGAAGCGCCGACGGGCAGAAGTTGGCCGAGGTCCGCGAGAAGGCCGACGAGGCGAGAGCGGTGCTGAAGCAGGGTCTCGACCCGATAGCCGAGCGCCGGAAGGCCAACGAGCCACCGCCGGACAATCGGTTCAGCACCGTGGCGACGGCCCTCATGGACAACCTGCAGGAAGGCTGGAAGTCGCCGAAGCAGCGAGGGCAGTGGGAGGCCTCCCTCAAGCAGCACGCGCCGAAGATCTGGGATGCAGACGTGCGGGCCGTTGATACGGAGATGGTCCTGGCTGCGCTCAAGCCGATCTGGTCGAAGAACCGGGAGACCGCTTCTCGGGTCAGGTCGCGGATAGAACGGGTGCTGAGCGCGGCCAAAGCTAGAGGCCTGAGGGAAGGGGAGAACCCGGCCCTCTGGCGCGGACACCTGGACCAGCTATTGACCCGCTCGAAGCAGGAGAAGGGTCACCATGCGGCCATGCCCTATGGCGATGTGCCGGGGTTTCTCGTGCGCCTGGCTGAGCGCGACAGCATATCGGCCAATGCGCTCCGCTTCCTGATCTTCACCGCCGCTCGGTCTGGAGAGGTGCGTGGCGCCACGTGGGACGAGATCGATGGAGACCTATGGGTCGTGCCGGCCGAACGTATGAAAGGCGGCCGAGAACATCGCGTGCCGCTGAACGAGGGCGCGCGGGGTGTCCTGGACGAGATCGACGAGACTCTGCGGCGAGGCCTGATCTTTCCCGGGCTGAAGGGACCGTTGTCCGACATGGCCTTGGCGATGGTGATGAGGAAGCTGGGAGTGGTTAACGCCACGCCGCATGGGTTTCGGTCGGCCTTCAAGGACTGGGCCGTCGATTGCACGTCGTTTTCCGACGAGATCAGCGAGGAGGCCCTGGCCCATACCGTCGGGTCGAAGGTCCGCCAGGCCTACCGCCGCGGCTCGGCCATGGAGAAGCGCCGGCTCCTGATGGCGGCATGGTCGGATCATTGTTTCGGCCGGGTCGGCAACGTCGTTCAGTTGAAAGCCTAGAATGTCAGGCCGTCTCTGGTTCAAGCCGTCTCAGGTCGCGGACACGACGTTGGTCCAGGCCGTCTGCACGTCTCCGAGTTGCCTGGCGCGGCGAACGCTGAACATGCAGGCGATGGCGGCCGAGAGCTTCGACTATCCGCTGATCCAGATAGAGAAGAAGCTACGATGCAAGGGTAGGGGGCTGTGCGGGACCAAGCTGGAGTGTGGTGCGGCCGTTGAAATCTTCGTCTGGGCGCCGCCGTGTGACGGACCCGACGGGATCCAGGAGCGCCGGCCGGTTCTGAAGTCCTGATCCATGGGCATGAACCCACGCTTCCGCTTGTGGCGGAGGGAAGATTGGCAAGGATACTGCCCCACCATCGGGGAGATGGCCCGGCGCGGCTGGAGGCTGACCGCTCACTGTGATCGGTGCGGTCTGACCATGGCCGCCAATGTCGCGACAATCATCGCGGCGAAGGGCCGGGGCTGGTCTCCGTGGGGCGAAACAGCCCGATGTCGTCGGCTTCATTGTTCAGGCCGGATGAAGTTCAAGGCCTACTGCCCGAGGTCGAACGAGAAGATTGAGGTTTAGGCGTCGCGCTTCAGCTTCTCTTCGATGGCCTCGCGGATGAAACGAGACCGGCCGTAGCTTCCAACCTGCTTGTCGATGCGGGCCAGAAGCTCCTCCGAAAGCTGAACCTTCGTCGGCCGGATCGTCATCGGTAGCGGCGGTTTGCCCATCCGTCCCGCGTTAGCGACTGGCAGTGGATTCGACAACGGAAAGGGGCCTGTTTTTGTTGACGCGATAAACGGTGCCGTTTATATAAACAGGGCTGTTTATGGAGGCAACATGTTTTGCAGCACGCGCATGGTTCTCGACACGCGATGGGGATACGTCTCTCGCGAAGAGAGTTGCGATTACACCCGCCGCGAAGACGTTCCGCTTAAGGTCAAGCTGAACCCCCTTCGGTATGAAATCGGGATCGGGCGGCGACGCCCGTGCCGCATCCGCATCAACAAGGGCAAGCGCGCGTGGCTTGTCGTCGCCAATGCGATCTACCGGCTGCGGCGGCTCGCCCGATGAGCGTCACTCGTCAGATGCGGCGCCACCAGGAGCGCATGGCGAGGAAGGGCAAAGTGCCGCTGACGCGGGGGAGCGCCTACGCGCCAGGGCCGACAACCGAGCGCCTTGTCGAGTGCGCCCTTATCGACCGGGACGGTGCGCTCCATCACGGGTTCAAGTCTCACTACGATCTTCGCGCTAGCCTCGGCCGGTCTCATCCCCATCAGCAGGATGTCGACGACACGTACGGCTTCTGGACCTCGGCCAAGCGGTTCGTCGACCGCCGCGAGGGCAACCCCATCGCCGCCGTGTCCGGCCAGTGCGTGCTCCTGCAGCGCGAAATGCTCTCAGCTGACGTCGACTGGTGATCGCCTAGGCCTGACCACCTTCCCACTTGGACAGGTGTCATGTTGGGCGCGAACATAAGAAAGGCCCCCGACGCGGCGGGGTGGACGGTGGCCCACTACTCCGCGCCGTCCGCTAATCTCCAGACAGCAAAAAGGCCCCGCCCGGCGTCCCGGACGAGGCCTTCATCAAGACAACCCCCAAGCAAGGGCGTCTATCGAATATCGGATTGGAGGTTGAAGGTCTAGCCGGGCGCGAGTCGTCTATACCACGGCCGCGTCTGTCGGATAGCCGCCTGGTCTCGCGCCTCGCAGCGTCGGATCGTCTCGATGGCGTCGGCCTTGTCCCGGTTGGCGATGCTCAACTGGCCGGTCTGGGCGATCCCGAACACCTGCCAATCCAGCGCCGCGTCTCCGCTGTTCTCCAGCACCGCCGAGGGGACGGGTTCAGCCCAACGGCCGGCGATAAGGGTCGAACAGCCTTCAGCGGGCGCAAGCACCTGGATTGAGCCTGCACAACCGGCGACGGGCAATAGCGTCGCGCTCAGCAGGATCAGTTTCGTTGCGGACAGCATCGGTGGCCTCCTTGACCTCGTTGCGGGTGGAAGAGTTGGCCGCGTCGTTGGCGTCGCGGACCTGGCTCGCGTCCTGGGCGGCGGCTGTGCGGCCGTCGGCGATGGTCCGGCTGGCCCGTTCGGCATCGAGGCGCTTACGGTCGCTGCACCACGACAGGACGACCAGGATCAGGACCAGCAGGCCGATCAGGGCGCCGATGGTCAGGACGGTGCGGAGGGTGAGGCGGGGGGTCATGCGTCTCGTCCCGCTGGCCACTCAGGCAGAGGAACGGTCTGGCCGGCCATCTCGTGCGTGCAATCCCCTAAGAATTGGATTTGCCCGTCGGTCACGAACGAGTGGCAGACATCGCATGTGAATGACGGCTTCCGCCCCGTGCGGGCCTCGAAAGAGCACCAGCAATCGCCGGTGTGGCCGGGCACATGGTGTCCGCTGCGGACGAGGACGGACGGGGTGAATGTCGGTCGATCAGCGTTTCCGTTAAATCCCCAGGCACCCGGGCCCTCCACACGCACAGCGTGGGCGCCTTCACAGCCGGGGCACCAGAACATCACGAGCCCGCCTTCCACGCGGCGCAGGATTGGACTTTCGACGCTCATCGGACCAACTCAAAGTGAGGGCCATCAAGAAAGGCGGACTTGCCCGCCTTGCGCCGCTGGGCCGCGTAGGTGTCGACGGCCGCCTTCATGGCCGCCGCGGTGCCCATCTTGATGTTCGCGAGGCTCGACCAGTTGCCGCCCCAGCGAATCGGCACGCCCAGCTCTTTGCTGGCCTGCCAGACGGCGGCGGCGATCGGGTAGATCGCGGGCCATTCCCACCGCATCTTGCCGTTGATGAAGGGGACCAGGTCCACGGCGTGACCGAATCCGTCCGACTGCTGTCGGTGCATCGAGTTCATGGTCTTGGACGCGCCAGCCGCGACGAGTCGCTTTTGCTCTTCCAGCGTGCGGAGCCCGTCGTGAACGCTGAAGTCCTGCGACGTGATCTGGATAGCGCGCTCGACCACTTGAACGAGGTCGGGATGCACGCCCTTAAGCTCGGCACGCGACTTGGCGCCAAGGACATAGCCCATGGTGACGTTTCCTGTTGGTTGTGTCAGATTTCGCGGATGCCGTGGCCTGACGAACCGAACAGCGCGCCGATCTCCCGCAGGGACGCTTGGGGCGGGATTGCTTGGCGGGTGCTGGGCTTCGGCTTCGTCGCCTGGATGGTCTGGATGGTCGTTACCGGCTGACCACGGGCACGACGATGCGGGCCTGAACCTTTTGCCCTCCCGCCGTCTCTGCGGTGAGCAGTATGCCGAGGTTAAACCCGACGGGTCCGCCCTCTCCGACAGTGAACGTCGACACGCCTTCGTCCGGCGAGCCAGGGAGGCCGGTTATCTCGACCTCGGGCGTATCGCCGTCGAAGGCTTCAAGCTCATAGGCGACATCGCCGTCGATAGTGTCGGCACTCTCTCCCGAACCGAGCTGCGGGTTCCAGTCGAAGACGTGGGTCAGCTTTTCCCCGACCAGCTTGGCGGGGGCGTAGATTGTGCGCTGGGTCATGGACGCGTCCTAAAGGGCTCGGGATAGGCGCAGGGCGGCCAGGGAGCGATCCTGGGGCATGCCTTGGAGGTCTCGGGTCTGGTGGGCGCCGATCATCACGCGGGAGGCCTCGGCGCCCTCCAGGGAGCGATCCCGGGCTTGGCCGGAGAGTTGGCGAGCGGGGATTGGCTGGAAGGGGCGAACAAAATAGCCAGACGCCGCGCCAACGACCGGGGAGAGACCGGCGAGGGTGGACGCCGTGATCGGAAGTCGGCCAGCCAGCGACGTTGAGACGGGACCAAGGCTGACTGTCGCGGACGCCGAAACGAACAAGACGCCCGTCGCTGCGCCGGTGAGGTGGCCAAGCTGACCTGAGGTCCGTCCGCCAGCCTGTAGTGAGCCAGCGCCCGCGCCGGTGGCGTGATCTAGCGTGAAGGACGCGGAGCCGCGAACAAGCAGGCCGCCCGTCGATGCCCCAATCAGAGAGCCAAGAGTACCGCTGGCCTCTCCGGTCGCCGTTTCTCCGAACGATCCGGAGCCTAGCCCGGTCAGGGGGCCAAGGGGCGCCGAAAGGGTGGCAGAGATTGGAAGGTGGCCGGAGGCGGAGAGGGTGAGCGGTGACAGGGCCGCGGCGGCGTCGCCGTCTATCGGCAGGTCGCCCTCGGCCATCGTGGTGACGAAGCCGAGGGCAATGCTGGCCTGAGCCGCGATGCTGAGCGCGCCCGCGCCGGAACCCGTGAGTATCTCCAGGGTGACGTTTCCGATCCCGGAGACCGGGAGGGACGCCGCCGATGCCCCGCCAAGGCTTCCAAGCGTCGCGTCGGTCGCTCCGCCGATCTGGAGCGACCCGACGCCGGCAGCGGTTGCCGCCCCGAGCGCGGCGCTTGCCATCGCCTTGACGGTGAGCGAGCCGGTCCCCGAGGTCGTGGCGACACCCAGCTTCGGGGCGCTCGTGGCCTTGATCTGGAGAGAGCCCGCCCCCGAGCCTGTTGCTGCCCCGAGGGTGACGCTGGCGGCTCCGGTGATGGCCCCGCCGCTGTCGACGACCTTGAACGCCGCGACCGCCATCGCGTGACGAGCAGAGGCCGATGCCGTGACTTGCACTGTCCCCGTCGCGCCGGCGGAAGACCGGATAGCGTCCGCTACGGCGAGGGCCGCGTCCGCACCGGTCGTGGTCCCGCTGTCCGCCCGCTCTATCCAGGTTCCCGACGTGGGAAGGCTGGTCATGTTGGTGGCGCCGGAAGCGGTCGTAGGATCGGTGGCCGCGTCGAAGGCGGTGGCGGTGACGTTCCGGGCTCCAAACAGCGCGGCGAAGATCAGCGATCCGGCCGTGGTGGTCGTGACGCCGGCCGTCGTGACGGTCGTGGAGGCGGTCGGGAGAGTGTTCGAAGATCCCGTGTCGAGACTGATCGTGCCCGGCGCGTCGTAGCGATAGGCCAGCGCCCGTCCTATGCCGACATCGCCGCCCGTGCGGGTGAAGGTGTAGGACGGGGCGGAGGAGCCCCGGATGCAGTAAGCAATCAGACCCCCACCGATCGATCCGGTGCCGTTGGCCGTCGTGTTTCCACCGGACTGCTGGGTTGCCGCAAGTTGCCAGCCGCCGGTGGATGGCAAGGCGAACGCGACGTTGGATCGGAAGCTGATCGGGACGACGATCAGGTCGCCCTCTGCCGCGCCAGAGGGCTCGGTGACGGTGATGTTGCCGCTGGCGACCGTGACAGCCCCGCCGATCAGGGGGGCGGACCAGCCTACGTCCGTGACCGTGACGGCGATCGTCTGATCGGTCGTGTTGCTCGCGCCGTCGGTCGCCCGGACCGTGACGACGTAGGCGTTGTCGCCGTCCGCATCGGCCGGGCTCTCGTAGTCCCGCGTCCCGTTGCTGGCCCAGCGGAGTGTAGAGCCGCTGATTTCGAACTGCGCCTGATCCGCACCGCCGATTATCGACCAGGTGACGGCCTCGTTCGCCGTCAGGCTGTGGGCGAGGGTGGCGTTCTCAGCGACCGAGGCGGTGTTGGCACTCGTGATCGTAGGGGGCGTGACGTCGGGGCCGCCAGCCTCGTAGGTGATCGAAAGCTGGGCGCAGTTGGTCGTGCTGGTGGAATAGTCCACCCACGCCATGAGACCCGTAGCTCCGGCAGGATCGCCGGCGAAAGCGATTGCATTGCCCGGCGCCCAACCTGTCCGGTTGATGATCTCCTGAACCTGGGCGGTGACGTCTATCCGCTGAGTCGCCCCGTCGGCTATTGCGGTTGATGCCGTGGTTTTGGGTGCAGCGCTCGGGTTGGTAACACTCCAGACCGGTGCGTTATCAGTCGCTACACCCTTAATCGCGCCCCAACTTCCTGCCGTGGAGTTCGCCCCATCCTTCACGAGGTCGATGTAGGCCTCGCTTATGGTGGAGCCTTGGGGCGGGGCTGAGCCGTCCGTCGGGAAACGCAGCCCTACAAAGTAGCTAAAACCGCTTGCGGTACCGGCCGCGACGTTGGTCGAGATAATCCCAAAACCGGGAGCAAAAAAGACATCATCCGCCGTATTGGCGATGCCATAGGAGACTGTCGGCATGGGTCAGCCTCCCGGCAGAGGCTTAGGCGTTGGCGTCGGTTAAGGAAAACGCCGTGACAGAGAAGGCCTGGCCCGCTGCGAAAACGACGTTGTCGAGCTGCATGTCGGCTCCGCCGCCGGTTGCGCTGACCGTCCCCTGAAGGCCGCAGGTCGTGCCGTCGGAGGCGTAGAGACGGAAATGGCCGGCCGTGCCTGCCGCGTCGGCAGAGCTATCATCCCAGGTGCCGCTCTTGGCCTTCGACCCGCCTGAGGCGGCCGCCATCCAATCCGAGGGCAGGTTGACGGTCGCAAGGACCGTTCCGGTGTCAGAGGCGGCGCAGTTGGCCGGGGCCGCGCCGCTGCGAATCTTCAGAACGGCCGACGTGCCGATCTGGGCCTCGATTGCGTCGAGACGGGCGTTGCGAACGGCGGTGCTGAGTTGAATAGCCATGAGTCATCTCCTCGGCATGGCGAGTTTCCGGCCGGAGCCGTGGGGGAGGGTGGTGGAGGGGTGTTAGGCGGTTGGTTCGACGGGGACCGGCTTGTCAAGATCGTTGACGACCTCGACGGGCTGGGGCTGGCCGGGCGCTATCGACGCAGCGGCGGCGTCGATAGCGCGATAGGCCATGTCCTGCTGCCCCGCGTTCACGACCTTGGCGAAGTAGAAGCCGAGGATCAGCAGCATGCCGTCCTTAAACAGGCCCGCCATCGTCATGACGGCTTCTCGGTAGTCGGGCAGAATGTAGCGCCCCGTCACCGCGATCATGGGCGTGAATAAAAGGCAGCCGGCGAGGAAGCCCAGAGCCAGCAGCGTCGTGGTCTGCGGCAGGGGCGGGATGCGGATCACAAACGGCAGCCTCATTGGGTCGCTCCCTGGATCGCGGCGCCGTGGGTCGCAGCCTTCTCAGCCGCTTCCACGCGGGCCTGGCGCTCGCGCATGTCCTTGATCTTGACGATGTGCTCAGCCGCCTTGTCGGGGGCGGCCTCAAGCAGCAGGAGCAGGGCGTCGAGGCATTGGGTCAGGTTGTTGATCCGGTGCCGGTCGATGGACCGCTCAGCCTCGTGACGCGCTCGCTCACTGTCCAGCCGACGCTCCAGCTCATCGACCCTGTGCTTGAGGTCGGCGTTGTCAGCGGCGCGAGCATCCAGAAGTGTCGCCTCTCGCTTGGCGGCCAACTCCGCCATGAGCGGCCGCATCTTGACGACAGCCGCGATGAGCAGAGCCAGGATGCCCCAGCCCCATGGCGCACGGGCGAAGCTACCGCCGAGCGCGGCCACAAGGGTTTCAAACACGCTGGCCCCTTCCGTACGTCTTGGCGACGTAGAGGGTGAACCCCGCCACGCAGATGGATGCGATCAGCAGGGCGATCATCGAGAGGTCGGCCGTAACCTCGCCGCGGATCAAGCGTCGGCTCAGGAAGCCGATCATCAGCAACGAAAACAGCGCGCAAACCAGCCTCGCAGGATCGCCATGCCTCCCTTGCGAGACGTAGAGCGACCAGAGGGCGGGGACCATGTACGCGGCCACGGCAAGCCAACTTGCAATGGCGAGAGAGATCAGGGCTGCAATCATGCGGTTCTCGTCTAGAAACGGGGGCCGATACAAGGCAGCCGACGAGGCGGCTTGGGTTGCCGGAGAATTCGCGGCGAGGTAGCGTTCAGGGATGGAAGCTTCAGCCCTTGGGATTGCTCTCGACCGCTGGTTGGCTCGTTCGCTGCCCGGCGACGCTCTGAAGGACCTTTACACGCGAGGGATGCGAAGGGTCGCCGAGACCACACCGTTCAAGGGCCGGAACGTGATGAGGACGCGCTACGGCTTCGACATCGAAGTCGATCGGTTCGACGCCCTCAAATGGTGCCTTCACTACTTCGGGGCCTTTGAGCCGCAGATATCAGAGGCGTGGACGAAGCTCATTCGCCCTGGCGGAACGGTCGTCGATCTTGGCGGGAACGTCGGCTATCACGCCATGCTCGCCGCCAGTCTCGTAGGCCCCTCTGGACGTGTCCTCACGTTCGAGCCCTGCCGTGCCGTCTTTGATCAGCTCGTCGCCAACGCGGAACGCAATGGTTTCTCGCAGATCACGGCCACCCAAGCCGCCGTCTGCGACGAGGTAGGGTTCGCCGATCTTCACTGCCTTGGGGATAATGAGCAGGCCCAAGGGTCACTCTCTTGGCGCGATGGCGTCCACCGCCTCGAACGCGTCCCGACCATCACCTTCGATCAGGCGGCAGAGATGGTGGACACCCGCGAAATCGACCTGATCAAGCTGGACGTCGAGGGGGCCGAGGATCGCATCGTTCCGATCATGTCGCGCCACGATTTCCGCGACGACTGCGTCATGTTCATCGAGATCGGCCCGCAGAACGTGGGGACCGAAGTTCTCGCGCCGCTGCTTGCGCGAGGCTTCCACGGCCGGCGCATCGGCAACACCTACGACACCCGCTTTTATCGCAGCTCAGGAGAGGCCACGCTGGAGCCCTTGGCTGAAGGCGGCGGGATCATTCAGGACGTGGTGCTAAGCCGAGACCTGCGAGTGTTCGATACGATCCTCGATCAGGCGTCGATTGCGCCGAACGCCTTCCATGTCCCCGGTGAGCCGCCCGTCGTACAGACCCAGCCAACCTTGCCGCTGGGTGCCGGCGCATCGTTGAGCCAAATCGCGCCGGCTGCGTAAGTTCCGGTCGTGGGGGCCGCTGAGCCCGCGCCGAGAATGCCCGATTGCGCGCTTCCACCCGTGGTGAAACCTTGCGGGAGGTGCGGACGGTCTACCGCAAGGTTGCCGGCGAACGCCGAATTGGGGAAGCGGATCGCGGCTGAACCGTCCACCACAAAGTCGGTGTAGTTGACGCTCAGAACGCCACTCAGGGACACGCGCTTACTGGCCGCCGACGCCTTGAACTCGAAGCCCTCGTCGCCTGACCGCCAATACGATCCAGCGTTGGGAGCCTCCCCCTTGGCGTTGGCGATGTTGATACTTGAGGCGACCGAATAGGCCTGCGTGGAAAAGGCGTCACCGTTCGGGAGCGCGGCGAACACCACGCCCCCGGCACTGCGCTCAAAGCCGTTGCCGCTCGGGTCGCCAATCCTGAGGCAGCGCGCGTTCAGGTCGTAGTAGGTCGGGGTCTCGGAATAGCAGCCGAAATAAACCGACCGGATTGCCTTGGTCTTCTCAGCCCAATAGCCGCCGTCACCGTTCGCGTCGGCCTCACAGGCGATGTACGTGTTCCCGAGGCCGCTGTCGTCGTAGAAGCCCCAAGCTCCGTTTTCGAAGGCGTGGCAACGGTTCAGCAGGCACGCGTTCGCGTTGATGCCCGCGAGGTAGAAGCCCGATCCGCCGTTGTAAATCGCGATGCAGTTGGTGAAGACGCAGCCGTTCGCGATGCCGTCGATACTACTTGTGGGCGCCGACAGAATGTTGAAGCCGTCAGACGGGAAGCCCTCGACGCGAACCTCATAGGCGTAGATCGGAGTGGTGGTGCAAAGCCCGCGCAGGCCGGCGGGAGCGCCCGCCTGGCAGAATACCGTTAGGCCCGAGACAACGCTACGGCGGGCATCGCCGGAGAAGCCCGTAATGGTCGTCAGGAAGTGCACAAACAGCATGGCGACGCTTTGTCCGCTGCCGATGCTCAGGTAGGTCCCGTCAGAGGCGAAGATGAGCTTGGTTTGCTCTTGCGAGCCGCCGCGAATGTTGATCGGCTTCTCGAACACGAGGCTTTGCGAAAGCAGGAAGCTGTACCCGTCACCGAGGTAGAGCGTTCCACCCGAGCGCAATGCCTCGATCGCGGCGAGGAAGGCCGCTGTGTCGTCGGTGACGCCATCGCCTACCGCGCCGAAGTCGAACGGAGTAACGCGCTCGCGAAGCTTGTCCTGGACGGATCGCACGGACGAGCCGGATCCGGCGGCTTGGAAAGTCACCGACCCGCCGCCCTGCACCTCGCCAGCGTTCGCCAGGATGTCGGCGATGGACTGCTCCGCCGCCTCTGCTCGGTCGGCATAAGGCGCGGCTGCAGCAGCCGCGGCGGCCCCCGCTAGCGCCGCCACCAGCGGCCCCCCCGCAACTGAGACCCGGACCTGGTGATCAATGACCTTCAACACACGATCAGCCATTTTGGGTCGCTCCGGCGCGGATATTGAAAGAGCCCTCCATCCAGCGGACCTTTCCGAGTCCGGCCGTGGTGATGTGGAGGTCGTAGACGAGCTTCACGTCCTCACCTGGGTTGACCAGCAGGCTTTCCAGCGTGGTCTCGTTGATCCTGATCTGGACTGACGACACGTCCTGGCCATCGACCTCGGCCACCGACACCGACACACCTTGGGCGTTGCTGGCAGCGTTCGTGAGCGAGAGTAGGGGGCTCCCCGGCGCGTCGCGGTAGAGCCGAACCTGCATCGCGAACGTCGCCGCCGACAGGTCAAACCCTTCGATAGCGGTGATGTCGACGAACGGCGTCCATCGCTGGGCGACAAGGTCAACCCTGGCAGGCGTGATCATGTGCGAGACCTCAATCAGGAGTCGGTCAGGTAGAAGCCGCCGTCGCCACCGTCGCCGCCCCATCCGGGAGGCGGGGGAGGGGACGGGGTGTAGGTTCCGCCGTCGGAGGTGCGAGCCCAGCCGACGAAGACCCAGCGACCTGTCGTCATGTGCGTCGTCGACGGATAGAGTTCGACTTCGTAGCCATCGGCCGCGCGCCAGAAGACGCCGTATTGCGAGCCAGCCGTCAGACCGGTCACGGTGTCCGCCGGCAGGCTTTCGGTGGAGCCGTCCTCGAAGGTGGCGGTATGGGCGACCATGGTGATGGTCGTGTCCGTGGTGCCGCTGATCGGGATAGCCGAACGGCTGAGCGGGCGGCGGGCTCCGGGGCCGACGACGATTATGTCTCCAGCCGTTACCGGGCCGAGAACCAGGCGATCGCTGATCCGGTTACCCGTCCGATAGGAGACCGCGCCCTCATAGGAGGTGCCGCTCGTGACCGTCGAAACTTCCTTGCGGATGACGTTCGGGTCCTCGACGCCAGCCCCCGCCCATGGGCGCTCAGGGGTGTCCACCACCCGATATTCGAAGATCACCTGTTCCGCTCGGGCGTTCTGCACGTCACCAGAGAAGACCAGGGCCGGAATAGTGCCGAGCCCCTCGGTCAGGGCCTCGGAGGCCAGCGACCACTCTTCGGACGTTGGGGGACTGACGGTGTAGTCGACCGGCGTGAGTTCGGGGGCCTCGGGCGGCGTCGGGTCCAAACCCAGCGCGAAGTCGTACTTGGCGTCGGTCTCGCTGACGAATGAGACCCTGACCACGCCCGTCGAAGGGTCATAGTCGGTGTTCAGGCAAAGGCATTTGAGCCCGTCGAGGACGAAGCCCGCCTCGGTGATCGTGAAGGCGTCGCCCGGTCGGATGCGCTGAAGGTGCGGCTTGAGCGGGATGACGCCAGCGATGCCCTCGCGGGTGTCGGCGATCTGAAGCGCCGCCAGCTGCCCCGCCTGCCGGGCGTTGGACACGAACGGATAGTCGATACCCCGTGTCCGCTTGCCCCCGTCGGCCGTCACATAGGCCGAGGCGGTGACCTCATCCATCGCCGTGAGCTGCCAGCGATGCGCGGGGCTCCAGAAGCGGGGGCGGAGGGTGTTGATGCGATCGATGCGGCTAGCCGCCGTGTCGATCTCCAGCGGCCCGGCAGTGTCCTTGGCCGAGATCGTGACGATGCTCGTCCGCGGGGCCGCACGCTGGATGCAGCTGATCTTGCCCGCGCGCTGGGAATAGACGCACCCGCCGGCCTGAAGGAACGCCTGCAGTACCTGGTGCTTGTCGTCGTCCGTGTTTGGGTAAGCGGCGACGGTCCACCCATTCGCGTCCGCAATGTTGGCCGCTGACACGAAGGCTGGAACGTCAATGCCGGAAAGCTTGGCGCCGATCCCGCCGACCTGGAAATCGACATGGGGCGCGCCCTTGCCGGTCGGACCCTCCCAAAGGCCGAGCGACCACTTCAGCGCCCAGATGATCGGATTGGTCGAATACACCCACGTGGCCGGATTATCGAGACGGCAGGAACCGGCGCCGCCAGGATAGGTGCCGTCCAGCCGAGGGTCCCAGACCTTCAGGCCCCGGAAGCGAACGATCGGCTTGACCTCGCCGGTCGGGAAGGCCGTGCCCTTGGAGTTCTCCCCCATGACCAGCATGTACGCGGCCTTGCCAGAGAGCTTGTGATTGGTCGTCCAGCCGGGGAGGGATGCCCCGTTCTTCAACCCGGTGGGCGAGGTGATGGCGCTGGAGGGCTGAGCGCCGAGAGAATGCTTGAACCAGAGTTCGCCCGCGTACTGGCTTGAGGTCGCCTTGCCGGTGCTGTCCCACGTGACAGCTTCCTCGTCGGCCGTCAGCGAGACAATCCCATCGATAGGCCCGGCCCCCGACAGGACCGACACCACCCCGAGGTACATGAGGTCGGGACCGAAGGTGTCGCGGTGGATCACCGACCCGGCCACACCCACCTCGCCGGCCGCGAAGGCTATCGGGCCGTCGGGATCGATGACCCATTCGAACGTCCGCCCGGCCTGGCCCACCTGGGGTTGGAAGGCCGACATCACCGACGAGATCGCGAGATTGGTCAGGGCGTTGAAAGCGACGGTCTTCAGCGTCGTCATCAGCGTCGCCTTGGCGACAACGGCAGGGGCGGCGGCAGCAACGGCCGTCGCGGCGGCCGGGAGGGCGAACGGCATTCAGACCCTCCAGGCGGCGACGAACTGGTGGGGGATCATCGGCTCGATCAGCCCAGACGCCGCGTTCAGGCCGAGCACTCGACCGTTATCCAAGGCCACCGCCAGCGAGCATCCGAAAGGCGAACCTTCTTCAGCGGGAAGGCCGACCAGATCCCCCGGCAGAGCAGCGGCCGGCGGTATGCGGTCCAAGCCCATACCGTCGACTAAGGATGGCAGGTCCGCGAAGCCCTGCTTTTGGATGTAGCGAAAAGCCGACGCCCACGTCCTGCCCTTCCAGCCGTTCAACAGCTTCGCCGACCGACCCATCTGGTGGAGGTCGTGCGAGCCGAGGTTTCGGCAATCCCGCACCCCCGGCTCGACCGGTTTGAAGGCAAAGCGGTCCATGCAGGCCTGCGTCGCCGCAGCCCGTCGGATCATCGGGTTCATGCGATGCCTCAGGAAAGCGGGATTAGGGACTTCAGGATGCGCTTGAACACGCCGGGGTTCTCCGGCCGCGAACGCCATTCCTTTTTGCGAGTGACGCCGTCCACGTACTGAAGACCAAGCTCTCCAGGCCAGATCAGCCGGTGAAAGGCGTTGTTCAGCCGCCAGTCCGCATTCGGCTCCAGCTGGCGCTCGGCCTGGGTGCCGCATTCCAGCGTCAACACCCATCGATCACCAACACTGAACCGGGCCTTGTCCAGTTCACCATCGAACTTGAGCTCTGGGTTGCCGATCAAATGGCCGGTCGCCCTATCTATCGCGCCTTCCCACCACTGGACCCGCACGCCCTGGATCGAGGGCGAGGCGAGGGCGGCGGCAGCCACGTCAGATGCCGGCAGGATAGCGAAATCGATCCGGGTCGTCTGAGCCTCGGCCCCGTCCCTGGCGTTTCCGATGCTATCGATGGTTCCGTAATCGGGATGGCGGCCGATGTAGGTTTCAGGACCCTCGCCTTCGCCCGCGTCGTAGACAACGAACCCCCCGTCGGTCAGGCACGCCGCGCCGCCCGGAAGATCAAGGCGCACGAGACTCGCCTTGGTGGGCGCCGGCTGTTGAAGGGCGGTGACGAGCGCGGCGTCCATTACTCGCGCTCCCGCACCGTGAACTTCAGCCCCACCAGACGATCAACCCCAACCGACCATTCATCGAGATCGCGAACGAAGCCCTCGATGACGGGCTGGGCAATCTCGACCACATCGTTGTCCGCAGGCGGGCGGCGCAGCATGCTTTCCAACGGGACGAGTGCCTCACCGTCCGCGTTCGCCACCACGGTCTCCGCGACGCAGTAGAGGAAGCGCTGGCCTTCGGTGATGACGGACAGAAACTGGCCCTGTCGGATGATGTAGTTCGGCGTGAGCCCGTCCACCGCGAGGAGCGAGCCGGCCTGGCCCGCGCCCTGCACCCGATTGGCGGAACCGGGCACGCCGATATCGAAACCCGGCTGAAACACCTGCATGGCGACCAGCACGCCCTTCCTGCGAAGCGTACTCCAGGCCATCGCGGTCTCGTACCGCATCGGCGGCATCTGGAAGGTCAGGGCGTAGCGCGTGCCCTTCCTCAGCAGCTCCTGGTCGTCCCCTCCGAAGTCAGGGCTCAGGATGTTGTCGGTCGAGACGACGCCGATCGTCATCCGCGACGGGGCCGGCGTCAGCGGCAGGGCGACGCTCATCGCAGGCTATAGCGATCTGCACGGGCCATATCGGCCGGGACGGTCTGACGGGCGCCCTGATAGGCGCCTTGGCTGTAGCTCTGGGCCATCGGAGCCGCCCTCCCATCGACGTAGGCGTTGAAGCGGTCGTCGTTGACGCCGACGGTGACCATGACGCGCTGGGCCGCGGCCGAAGCGACGGACGCGAGACCCGACCCGAAGGAGGGGAGGGACAGCCCCCTGAACCCGCCCGAGAACATGTTCCCGAGCCCCGACAGCCCGGCGGAGAACAGCCCCCCGAAGCCGCCCCCACCCGCGCCCTGGCCGGACTGACCGAACAGAGCATTGGCGAGCGGCTCAGTGATGCCGCGCCGCACCGAGATCGACAGCAGATCGGCGAGGATCTGCTTGGCGACGTTGGAGAAGACCTCGCCGAGGGAGCGGGTGTTCATGATCGCGTCGACCAGGCCCTCATTCAGGCTGTCGAGGCCACGGGCGGCGATGCTCTCGTAAGCCTCGCGGACCTCCGCCGCCGACTTCAGTGAGGCGTCGCGCCACTGATCCAGCGGCCCCATATTACGACGATTGGCCGCCGCTGTTTCCAGCTGATTGATCCTGTCGTTTGTGGCCAGCGCCGCAGCGCGCTGTTCGGGTGTCAGGGACGGATTGCGATCGAGTTCAAGCTGAAGCGCCGCACGTCGCTGGCGTTGGGTTATCTCAAGCAGTTCGAGTTCGAGGCGCCGGCGCTCTTCTGCCGTGCGAGCTGCGCCTACCTGAAGGGACACCAAGTCCGCCGTGAGGCTCGAAAGTAGCCGCTCATTGGCTAGTCGTTCGTCTTGAATCTCGCGGAATGCGGTGTCTGCCAGCACCCGATCTTCAAGAGCGTCGGCTTCAGCGTGAGCCGCCTCAAGCGCTCGGCGCTCGGCATCGTTGATCTCGCCTCGCGTTGCTTTGCTCTCGATCTCTGCATCCCGTGCCTGACGATCCATATCCAACTGCTGCTGGGCGAGGTCGAACCGCTGTTGGGCTGTCAGTTGCTCTTGGTCGACTACATCGAGCAGCCTTTGCCGGGCGCGGAAGATTTCCTGCTCTACTCTCTCGGCACGCCTTGCCTCCCGTTCTGCCTCCCGATCAGCGCTGTTAACCGCTCGGCGGGACCGCGTCCGTTCTGGGGGCAGGATGAGCCGGCGCCCGCTGCCGTCTTCCACTCCCCGGTCTGCACCAGCTCCGCGCGCAATGCTTGCCCTCGCGCGCTCGGCGATCTCGGCATTGACAGCGTCCAGCTGTCGCTGCGTGTTAATCGCCTGGTTTCGGACAGCAACGGCATCCGCCCCGCCGAATCCCGGCCGGTTCATCGCGGCGAGATTTGCGGTGAGTTGGCTCTGTAGCCGGGTGCTGGCTGCAGCGAGCCCGGCGTCGCTCTTCTGATCTGCACTCCGGATGCTGTCGGCTAGATTGCCAAAAGCTCGGGCCAGCTTCGACACCAGATCAAGCAGACCGAGAAGCACGGGCGCGAGGTCTACCAGGGCGCTCTTCAGTTGGATGTCGATGATCTGGGACAGGTCGTCGAACTGCTTCTGGGCCTGAGAGGCCCGACGAATCAACTCGGCGTCCATGACGAAGCCGAGCGAGATTGCCTCATCTCTTAGCCGGGCTACCTCCTCACTTCCGACGGCCAGGGCGCCAGAGAAGGCATCCAGGCCGAGCCGATCGGCAATAGCAGCACGATCAGCGGCGCTTCCTAACTCGCCGATCCGGTCGATGACGTTCTCAAGGCCCTCCTCGACCGAGCCAAATCCGCGAAGGTCTTCGGGCTTGAAGCCGAGCGACCGAAATGAGGCCAATGACTCTTTGTCCAGTCCTGACGCCGCGCCGGCCAGCTTGCGGCCGAAACTATCGAGAGATCGGTCGGCGTCGGCTGCATCACGCCCGGTGGCCTTCGCTACAGCTCTGAACTCCTGCAGGGCGTCGGTCGATACGCCTACCCGCTTCGCAGCGTCCGAGATGTCGTCCGCCATGCGAAGTGCGGCGAAAGAGAATTCGAATGCGCTCTTTGCGGCGAGGGCGATGACCGCCGCTACGGCAAGAAAGCCGACCTTCAGTTGTGCTGCGATGCCGCCTAGACCGGTCCCAATGTTAGACCCTGCGTCATTGAGGTCGCGCTCCGCCCTACCGGCAGTCTGTTTGATGTCTCTTTCAGCGGCGTCGAGGTCGCGCTTTAGCTGATCGCGGGACGCACGCAGTTCGAACTCGGCCGAGCCGATTACGTCAGACATCAACTGCTCTCCAGTCGGGCGGCGCGCAAACCAACGTGCGGCCTGCCCCAGGAGCCGCCGTTAAAGTTTCGGAGGAGCGCCTTCGCGCTTACTGTACGAGATGCCTAGGCTTCGAACGCCGAGGGCGTCGAAGAGACTGAGTTCAATCTTCCTGTCCGGCCAGCGCCACTCACAGCTTTGTCCGAACTGCCCAACCTCACATGCGAAGGGCTCGCCGTAGATTTCTCGTAGATCCGTTAGGGTCGGCTGGAACAGTCCCGACGCCGCACTTCGTTCAGCCTCATCGAGCCTGATGGTGACGCGCTGTAGGCCGTCGGCGGCGAAGTAAAAGCCAGCCGTCCATGAGCGGCCAGCAATTTCTAGCCCGGGCCGTACCACGTCTAGCGTCAGATTGTCTTCCTTCGCGCCGTCGGAAGCACTTGCTCCATCGACGGTCTCGACGACCTCTTCGGGCGTCATGCCCGCTCGAGCCCCCTGCCAAAGCTCCTGCGCCAACGCGGGAGCGGGAAAGACTAAAACGGCTAGGCCTAAGGCGATACGGAGCATGCCGCGGACGCTACCCTCAAGAGCCAGCGCGGATCAACCGGAAGGGTCGCCGCTATCGTCAGGCTCAGACCCTAACTCAACGTGCCCATGGTAGCCGGTGATCTTATAGACAGCTGCGCGGCCATTCAGCCGGTCCACAGTGACATCCACGTAGAAGCCGAGGCGGAACGATCGTCCCTCTTTCAGGGCAGTCTTAATGGCGCTCTTCGCCAACATAGACACCCAATGCACCGCAAGCGGACGGCGACTACCGGTGGCTTCGATTATCGCCTTCTCGCCTGACTTGTCAGCGTCAGACAGATTCGGTTGGAAGAACGTCATCAGCACGTTCTTCAGGTCGTCGCCTTCGCGCTGGCTTAGTTCAGCCTCGTGCTGCGCAATCTCTTCACGCGCGACCCGGGCTTGGGCGGTGTCGAATTTGAAAACGATCTCTTCCTTAAGAAGCCCCTTTGTCGATCGGGCCTCTAAGAGCAGAGAGCCATTCGAGTCGTTTGCGACTGCCTCGACGACATCTGCAAAATCTTTGAGGTCTTTCTTCGTCGCGGCCGGTGCCCGACCGCCTCGCTTGAAATACTGACCGATGCCCACAACAAGAAGCTTGATAAAACCCTGCACGATCAGGGCCTCGTCCATGAGCTTGATCATGTCGGCAGCAGCCGGGAACAGTTCGCCCTCGATGCAGCCGGGCCTTATCTCCTTGATGTAGAACTGTCCTTCGGACGCTTCCGAGGGGAAGTTCTGCTTGGCGTAGGCCTCATATTGCGAGGAGATAGCGCCCAAGAAGGACACGAAGTCCTTCAGCTCAACCGGATCGTGAAGGTCCAGCTTGAAATGAAGGTGGCCGTTCGCATCATCCATGGTGGCATCATTGCCAAACTTGGTGATCATTGACCATCCACTCACGCTACGACACATCGGGGAGCGGCAGATCGCTCGGAATGTCCTCGACCTCCAGCCCCCAGCCGGCCGCCATACGGGTAAGCTCGGCCTCTGCCATGGCTTCGGACAGTTCGGGATTGGGCTGGCTGTCCAGGAACTCGGCCACGTAGTGCTGCGGGCCGCGAAGTTCCTTCTCGCGTGCGAAACGCTCCGCGAACCAGCCGGTGAAGAGAGCCTGTTCGACCTGACGTCGGCCACGTTCCTGAAGGACGACGCTTAGACGATACGGCGTCAGTCGCCAGAAGTCGGCTTCGTCTACCCCCGCCCGCGTTGCCGCCCGAAGAGCGTGCTCCACCGGGTCCGCCGACGGCTCTGCGGAGGGTTTTCGGCGCCGTCCTCGGCTGGCCTCCCTTGCGGGCCGTATTGGGCGATCTCCCACGCGGACCAGCAGGCCTTCATGGCGTGGCCGAGAGGGTAGGCGGCCGCCGGGGCAGCGTTCACCTCAGCCGCCGTGATCGCGCCGCCGCTTAAAACCTCGAGCAAGTCAGCGAGAGCGCTCGCCGAACCTGGCTTGCCCTTCTGGACGGCCCGGAAGCTGTCGAGCATCCATTGGTGCCCGCGGGCGTCGAGCGCCGCGTAGGTCAACTGGAGGGCAACAGACCGCCCGTCCGGCAGATCAAGCCGCACAATGCCGAAACGGGCGTCATTCATCAGGAGATCGTCGCCCGGACGGCGGCAGCCAGCGGAGTCAGGCTCAGGCCATAGGTGACCTTGCCAGCGACCGGAGCGCCGAGGGTGAGCGAGGGGACCGCGCTAAACACGGTGCCCTTGGTGCCCGCCTTGATGCGGAACTTCTTCGCCGTGTTGGCGGCCTCGGCGGTGAACAGGATTTCCTGCGTCGCGTTGCCGGGCTCGTAATGGAGATCGGCCGTGAAGGGGCTGTTGCCGCGGGGTCCGGGGATGGACTCGGTCGAGCCCGCCGGGGTGTCGAAGTCGGTGGCGTCGATGTCATTTGCCGGGCGACCTCCGCCCGCGACATTGGTCACGCCGGGGACGTTCACCCAAGTGGGCGTTTCTGTCTCGCTGGTGTCGATCTCCAGCTTCATGAAGCCTTGGACGAGGACGGCCATGGTCAGTTCTCCTTCGAGGATTTGGCGGGCGCGTCCGCCTTAGTGCGTTCGGCGAGACCGGCGGCCTCAAGTCGGTTGGCGATCTCAGCCGACGGAGCGGTAAAGGGGGCGTTGGCCGCCACCCCGCCGCGAGGGTCGCCCTCGGTCCTCAGATCGGGGTCGCTGAACCCCACCAAAGCAGTCATTCGGACCATGTCAGGTCTCCTGGAGTTCGAGGCGGAGCGTGACGCGCCGGCCAATGAGCGAAGGGTCTGTCGTGGGGGCGCCGGTCGGGCCAGTAGCGGTAGAGGCGATGCACTTCCCGCCCGTGACGGTCAGGCTGTCCTGCTGGTTGTCGAAGGCGTCGCGAACGTCGCGGGCGAGGGCATCAATATCGGCGGAGGAGCCGTCGTCTCGGCCATAAATGCGGATCGCCTGGCCGATGACCCTGACCCGCTCGGTGAAGGTGCTTCCATCCAGGTCGCTGTCGGGCGCCCCGATGACGATCGCCGCTTCGGAACCGAACACGAAGTCATCCGGGGCGCGGTCGTTGAAGATGGCCGGCTCGCCGTTCCTCACGTCCAGGGCATCGGTGATGGCGGTTTGCGACTTCAGCCGGGCGAAGATGGTCGCGGTGCTGTTCATTCCCGCGCTCCGTCAACGAATGCCCGCTGGAGGTCGTCCCGATGGTCGGTGGCCAAAAGGCCGAGGAACGGGCGGGCGGCGATGCGTTCGGTCCCCCGCTCCAGAGCCGAGGCTTGAGCCGAGTTCGCGACGATCCGGCCGGTGATATCTTCGCCGTCAGGCTTCAGATCAGGATCAGCGTTCGTGTTTGCCCGAAGCGAGCCGGTGTCGGGAGCAGGGGGCTCGCCAGGGGCCGAGGCCCGGTGCTTGCCGTACTGGCGGCCCGTGCCTGGCCGGTTGAGGATGTCGCCCTTCAGAAGCTCTTCGCCCTTGCCAAGCGCGCCCCTAAGGCCGGCCTCGGCTGCTTTCGTCGTCATCCTATCGAAGGCCTGGAGATCAACCCTGACCGTCGCCATCAGCGGACTTGCAGCTTGTATAGGGCGCTTGCCGGATCTCCGGACTTGGCGATGACCTGGAAGGTTCCCGGCTGACCGCCTTTGCTGGGGTCGGGAGCGGTGAGATCATGCCCGGCGGCCGGCACGACACCAGAAGGAAGGCTGGCGGCCAGGACGAGCGCCTGACGGTCGGTCGCTGGGATGCCAAGAGCTTGCCTCCGGTAGTCGGAGTAGTCGGTGATCAGAACCTTGCAGGGATGAGGAGTCGGCGTGCCTGCCGTGAAGCCGCCCTGGCCGTCACTGACACCCTCGCCGGGCATGAGCAGCACACCGTCCCGAAAGTCCCCACCGAAGTCTTTGAGCGCCTGTTCAGCGGCGCCGTCCAGCATGCTCATCGGTCACCTCAGGCGGCGCGCTTGATCTGGATCGTCTCGTCGCACCGGCACGCGATGATCTCGGCGGCCGGGGCTCCAAGGCTGGTGTCGCCGGGATAGCGCATCAGCGCCCCGCTGGAGCTCTGGAAGGGCTGGTCGAGCCCTCTGACCTGTTGCCCGTTCATATCCGCGTGCGTGTCGCGGGTGCGGCTGTCGCCTACCGCCGACCAGCCCCGAACGATGTCTTGCGCAGTGACGCGGCCTTCGTCGACCAGCTGCTGATAGGCCTCGTGCTTGGCCGCTCGGATGGCTGGCAATGCCTCAGTCCGGGCGATGACCTCGCCGCGAAGCGTCAGAAGTCCGTTTTCATAGTCGATCAGAAGGCGGCGAGCAGTTGCAGCATCCACCTTGCGCCCCTCGGACAGCGCCTTGGTGACAACCCTGTCGAGTTGCTTGTTTCGCCGCTTACGTCCGAGGTAGTTCTTCAGCCCCTTCGGATCTGGCGATGCCAACTCTCGCCGCGCTTCTTCGATATAGACCCGCTGCGGCGGCGATAGGCCGATTAGACCGCCCTCTCGACGCCTTGTGACCCGATTGACCCGCCCGACTAGATCCAGCGCCACAGAGCGCGGATGACGGCCGGAAGCCATACCCTCGGCGAGCAACGCCCGAGCCTGTTCACGTTCGTTTTCGACTAATCCGGTGATCAAACGGCCCGCCATCGCGCGTATGATCTGAGCGGCCCTCTGATTGCCGGGGTCGAACCGGAAGCCGATCGACACCGCAGCGGGCATGGTCGCAACGGCCCCGCGCCCCCCGGCGATGAAAGCTTCGTTGATCTTGGTCTCTAAGCCTGAGAAGGCGGCCCGGTTGATGTGCAGCGCGTCCAGCGCGGCGCTGAGGTCGCCCTGCCGAATGGCCGCGACCAGCCGTTGAAGGTCGACGCCCGACCCCAGCTCGGCGATGGCCTCCCGGAAAGCCTCGGCGACCTCCAAGCCGAACTTCGCCGCCAGCTCTCGAAAGAACTGTCGTTGCGTCGGGCGTCTCGCCATGTGGCTAAGGCTCTTGCGCCAGCGTCTGCGTGGCGGCGCGCGCCATGAGGTTCAGATAGCTCTCGGCGTGGGCCATGCCGGCGGCGTGGAGCCTGGCCTGATCTTCGGGCGGATCGCCGCGAACGATGGACCGCTGAAGCTCGTCGGCCGCCGAGGTGATGTCCTGAAGCGCGTTCGTCGCCAGCGCCATCGCGATCTTGTGCGGGGCGTCGCTCTCTTCGACGGGCTGATAGAACTCGCTCACCGGCGAGACAGTCGCACAACCGGACATGTCAGCCAACCGCCCACAGGCCGAAAGCAGCAACGCCATCTGGCTTAAGGAAGGGGGCAAGCATGCTCTCGACGAGAGGGAGGCGGACACGCGCGTCGGCCGCAGCATCACCGGACCCCTCGAAATACTCGGTCTCAAGCACGTCGATCTTCTTGCGCTTGATCGCGCCGGCCTGGGTTGCCGATGGGCTCAGCGAGCCTTCGTTATTCGCCTCATGCCAGGCGGCGGCATAAGAGGCGTTGACGATGGCAATAGGGATGGTGGCGGGGTCGATGGTCTGGCCGCGAACCACGGCGCCAGTGCGGCCCCAGGCGCGCTCTTGGTCATACCCAGCAGTCCGGACGCCGTGGAAGCGGTCTTCAAACCCGTCGACGTAGTCGGAGCCCCGCTGACGCAGGACGGCAGGGGACGGCGCGGACACGGGCAGCTGATGGCCGTTACTGACCAGCCAAGCCGAGAATCCCGCGTCCGAACCATATCCCGCCAAGTGTCTTACTCCGCCGGCTTGGCGTCGGCCACGAACGCGGCCTTGTCTTCATCCGACAGTTCGTTGAAGGCGTCGGCGTCGGCCTTGGACAGGCCCGACTGAACGACTTTCTCGCCGCGGGTGATGTTGAACTTGCCGCCGCCGTGGTGCTCGGCCTTGAGGCCGTCGTTGGTGACGGCGGTCTTGCCCTTGCCGTCGCCCTCGATGGTCTCGAAGCGGCCGGCCCAGGCCGTGGGCTCTTCCTTGACGGTCAGCTCGGTGCCGACCGGGATTTCCTGGCCCTTGCCGTCGTAGATGCCGCCACCAGTAATACGGATACGCATCGCAGTTCCTTTCTAGTGCCGCCGGTCGATATGACCTATTTTCATGGCACGTTTCGCGCTAAGCTGGCCGGACCACCAGCGAGGATTTTTGGGATGTCCGAGACGCCGATTTGCTCAGTCAAAGACTGCGTCCGGCCGGTGAAGTTTCGTGGCCTTTGCCGGCCTCATTACCGACGCTGGAAGGCGCACGGCGAGGCGACGGCTGGTGGCGCATCGCCCGCTATGCGTCTTGCTTTTGTAGATCAGGCCGTGGTCCACGCTGGACCTGACTGCTTGATCTGGCCTTACGGACGAAATGGCCGAGGGTATGCCGAGATCAAGAGCAAGGGCCGGTCGACGGGGGTCCACCGGATAGTCTGCGCTCGGGTCCATGGAGCCGCTGGCCCAGGAATGGAAGCGGCCCACTCTTGCGGGCGAGGCCACGAGGGCTGCGTAAGCGGCGGTCACCTGTCTTGGAAGAGCAGGATGGAAAACCAGCTCGACCGGGTCGATCACGGAACTTGGCCTATTGGCGAACAGTCGCCCAGAGCGAAGGTTACCGACGACGATGTACGCTCGATCCGGGCGGCCGCGTCCACAGCCACCCAAGGCGAACTTGCGAGGGTATACGGCGTCTCACGTCAGCAGATCGGAAACATCCAGTCCCGCAAGTCATGGGGGCATATCGATTGAGGATGAGGGAAGGGCCCGGCCAGAGCCAGGCCCCGCCGCCTTAGTTGATCACCGTGGACGCGAACACGCCGCTCTTGCCCGCATAGTCACCGCGGACTTCAATGCCCATGGCTCCCATTACAAGAAACTGATAATTATCAGTAGGATTGAGCCGGGTGATCGCCGTGGTGTTGACCGCCATGCCGATCAGCGGGCGCACATACCGGGCGTTCGGCACGAAGCCGAAGAACTGGTTGCCCGAGAGCTTCCAGGTCACCTCGATCTTGGCGATCCGACGATTGCGGGCGACGAACTCACGCACCGTGCCGGTCTTGAAGCCTTCCGCCGTGGAATAGGAGCGATCCCACGACCGGGCGATGTCCGGCGAGATGTAGAGGTTGACGGCCTCGGTGATCAGGTTGGCGTCCAGCATGGCGCCGAACGGCCCCACGAAGAACGCTTCCAGCTCATCCGGAGTGGCGGTCGTCAGATCGATGTTGGCGCCGCCCGAGCCGGAACCGAGGTTGATCAGCTTCGTCAGCGGCGAGTTGCGCACGCCGTAGGCGGTGTAGCCCTGGAACTTGATGTTCGCATCGCCGTCCAGCGCGTAGTCCGCCATGTTGCGATTGATCTTGTCCAGCGAGCCTTCCTGATCGTCCGCCAGGGCGTCGAAGTTGGCGGCCTGCAGGGTGTTCCATTCGCGCCATTCCCGGCCGTAGGCGTCCGAGAAGATCGGCACGACGGTGCCCCGGTAGTCATAGACCGTCTTGTCCATGGCGACCGGCACTTGGCCCGACAGCGAACGGACGACCGGGTTGTTGGTGTCCGAGGCGACGCGGGTCAGGTGGGCCATGGTGCCGATGTTCACCGGCTTGGCCAGGGCCATCAGGTCGCGCATGAAGGGCTGACCGCCATCGTCCCGCATGACGCGGGTGGTGATGGTGTCCAGCTCCAGCCAGGCGTCGCGCGGCAGGACGGCTGAGGCGTTGGTGACGCCGGCCATCTCGCCGTAGAGGGCGGCGTGACCGTCCTCGACCCGGTGGAAGTGCTCGCGGGCCACGCTCAGTTCGCCCCACCATTGCTGGTGCGGACGCGAGTTGGCGACGAGCTGTTCGTCGAAGTAGCGCATGGTCCGGGCCTCCTTAGGCGACGGCCGTGTTGCGACGAGCCACGCGCGCACGCACGAGCTGGTCGGAACCGGTGTTGTTGTTGAAGGCCTCTTCGGCGACGACGGCGACGTTCTGGCCGGTCGTCGCCAGGACGAACTTGCCCGAGGCGTTGGTGGCCAGCTTGGCGCCGCGCGCGACGTTCACGCCCGTGGGAACGCGGACGTTGAAGAACTGCTCGTCCAGCGCTTCCATGCCGATGACGGTGTCGCCGGCGGGCCAGGCGTCATCCACGCCCTTGAGGGCGAGATAGTTGTCCTGGACGATGTAGAGCTTCTCGCCGCTGTTCGCTCCAGCCTGAGCGAAGTTGGCGCCGGACTCCACCAGGGCAGTGCCGGGCAGGACCGCGGCGGCGCAGATGCGCTCCTGGACCTGCGGCGTCGGCTCCGTCACCGGGCCGGCGTAGATCTTGTTGAAGCGGGCCATGGATCAGCCCTCCTTCTTGGCGGCGGCCGGCAGCTTGAAGCTGGGCTTGGTGTCGCCGCCCGGCAGCTTGAAGCCGCTGTTGGCGATGGGGGCCGCTTCCTTCGGCTCGGCCTGCTTGGCCAGGGCGCGGGCGGCGTTGATGGTGAGTTCGCCGGCGGCGGCCTCGTCCATCAGGTTGGCCTTGACGATCTTGCCGCGCAGCTCGGTCAGTTCGGCCTCATCCTTGGCCTTCTGGTCGTTCTGCAGGGCCGTGAGCTGGTCAGTGACCGGCTTCAGGGCTTCCGCGACCACGTTGCCGATCGCCGCAGCGATGGCTTCGGGCTTGGTGCTCTCCGAGAGGGCGTCAACCTTCTGGGAAAGCGCGTCGAATTGGACCTTGTCCATATCGTCCTCGTCTTTCGTATTGTTGGTGGAGGGTTGTGGCCGCCCGCTGCCCGAAAGGGCCTCGATGAGAGCCGTCTTGACGCGCTCTAGCCACGACGCACGTTCGCGCCGGTCCAGAGCCTGGGCGAGGTGTTCCAGCGCCCAATCGACCCCGCGCTCAGCATCCTCGGTGAGGGTGCTGTTCACGACGCCGATCTCTTCGCCCGCCGAGTTGACCATCATGCCGACGCCCTGTTCCGGGGTGGCCGCGCCGTCTTCGTCCAGAAGGATGGCGTCGTGGTCGAACTCGATGTCGCGAGCGGTGAACTTGTAGGGGACATCGCCATTGGCGGCGTCCAGCATGGCCAGCAGGCCGGTGGAGGTGTGGACCGGATCGCCCTTGTCGATCGCGTTCAGGACACGCTTGCCGCCCTGGCACTGGTTGGCGCGCTCCACGTCGATGACCTTGTCCAGAAGGACGCGGCCCTTCTCCTGGCGGACGTTCTCGTTCCAGGCGCCGATCCAGCCCTGGTTCAGGCCCTCGGGATCACGGGCGGACAGGAACTTGCCGTTGACCGACGGATGGCCCAGCGGGGCCGGGGTGCGCTCCAGCGACTTGAACGACTTCGCGATCTCGGCCGCCGGATACAGGATGTCGTTCATCACGACGTCGTCCGGCAGGGTGGCGGAGGGGACGATGATCACGTCCCGACCATTGCGCTTCTCCCGGCGGATCGCCGCCGAGTTGGCCAAGGTGCGGATGTTGACGCGGACCTGTGCTCCGGCAATGAGGGCCTTGTTGACGCGGACGGCATCATTCATGGACGCCATGTCACCGCGAGACGATGACTCGCCGGTCAAGGCGCTTAGTGCCTCGACCATCATGTCCATCATCGCATGCTGCGATTCCTCACCGGCTGCGCCTGTAGTGGGGGCCGTGCCGTTCATATGTTTCTTGTGAAGAGCAATCGCGTCCTGCAATTTGGCTTTGGCCAGCGCGATATCTTTCGTCCGATCCTTGTTCACGACGAACGTGCGGGCGTTCACGTCATGCTGTTGCACGCGCGCCTCCTTCGGATTGTGGATGTGGTCAGGACTCGGCGGCCGGGTCGTCTTCGGGGGCTAAGTCAGCCAAGCCCAAGTCGCGCCCGATGAGATCAGGCTGATAGTTGCTCTGGCCACGCCGAAGCGTTCGGCAATGGCTTCGTGCGTCATAGTGCCGAAGAGACGCCGCACCTCGCGAACGTCATCCTCTGTCAGTCGAGAGTTGGCGTGGTCCGAACCGACAATCAGCGTGCCGTGCGCCTTCTTGTCCGCCTCGTTCTCAGCGTGCGTCTTCCATGACAGGTGAGCCGGAGCGACGCATCCCTCATGACCGCGCCCGCAGGAGTGAGCGGCTTCGTGACCGGACGTCGGCGGTGCGCCGTGCGCGAACTCACAGATGATCCGATAGGCTCGACGAGACCGGTGCGCTGGGTGACCGCCGTTGGCGTAGCCGTTCTTGTCGCGGGCAAAGGGCCAGATCAGGCAGTCGCTGCCGTCGTGCTTCAGAGCGACTTCGTCGATCCATTCTTTGACGGCGCCGTTGCGTGTTCCACCCGCCAGTTCGTCACCGTGTCGGCGCCAGCGCCGATAGTGGGATTCACACCAGCCACGCGCCAAGTGCGGCTTGCCGCAGCCGTCGATTTTGCATACCGCAGGGGTAGCCATGGCGAACCTCATCCGTTCGTTGTGGTTAGGCTCGGCGGGGCGCTTCCAACACCTCGTCGAGCCGATATACCTTAGCTTCTTTCGCGCTTCCCCCCAAGCACATCAGCGTCATCGTCAGGCGACCCGAGCGCGTCTCGCTCCTCATCTTCCGAGACCTCATCCCCGAACTTATCGGCGTCGCTGAGCGGCTCGCGCCCGACTTCCGAGCGCATCTCATCGCCAGTGAAGACCAACTCATTGGAGGCGCGCATCTTGTCGTTGACGGCAGCCATTCGTTCGACCCGCTCAAGCATTTCATTCGGGGAGGGGTCGAGCAGGCTCTTCCAGTCCAAGAACCAGTCCTTCGCCGGCAGGATGCCGAAGCGCTCCAGGCGGTTTACGAAGCCCATGATCGACGGGATCGCCTGATTGGTCCGCCGGGCCATGTTGACCTTGGCCCATTCCTCGCTGTCCTCGGTCGAGGCGCGTTCGCCGGTCTGGGAACCGATCAGCACCTTCATCGGGATCGAGAACGATGCCGCGAACGATTGCGCGGCCACCGCGAAGAAGTGCTCAGGGGAGGGCAGGGTGACCTGCATCGGGGTCGCCTTGATGCCCTGCAGAAGCAGCGACTTGTCGAAGCCGGCGTTGAAGCCCTCGACCTGCTCGTCGATCTTGTCCACGACCTCCGTGACTGGCACGCCCATGGTGGCGGCCATGTTCTCGACCTTGGCGTCCTTGTCGATCTCCAGAGACAGGCCGGACTTAGCGTTTTTCCAGAAGCCCTCGCCGCCGCCGCCCCGGATCTTCTCCATGTCAAGAAGGGCGTTGTATCCGGGCTCCAGGGCCGACCGACCGTTCAGCGTCCCGTCCCGCGACCAGATGACGACCCTATCGGGGTGGATCTCGAACTGGCGCGGCTGCTTTTGCTGACCGACGGCGCTCTCACTGAACTGGAACATCAGCGGCTGGCCGTAGGTCTTGGACCGTTCGTCCGTGTCCCACTGGCTGACAGTCAGTTGGCCCTCCCATGCCGGGATGACCTCGACCAGGCCCTCCAGGCCGCCGGGCACACGCTCCACAGGCTCCTTGAACTGCCGGCTGTCAGCCAAGCGCAGGATCAGCCCCGAATAGGCGCCGACCAGACCGCGGCGGTCGCACTCGGCCAGATGCTGCCAGACGCGAAGATCACCGAAGCGCTGGCGGATGTCCGCCTCGACCATCGTCTCCCCTTGGTCGCCGCTTTCGGTGCCGTCCCGCTGGTACTCCTGCAGGAAGGGGTTGTCTTCCCAGGTCTTGCCGATGGTTTTGTCCACCGCCGCCCGAGCCAGAGGATTGCGGCAGTAGGCGTCGAACGCCAGGGGAAACGTGACCTGATCGGGATAGCCGAAGTCGGCAGCATGGTTGTGCTTCTGGGCCCCGAAGAAGTAGCCGGGGAACATGGCCTGCAGCGAGCGGCTCGCGACGTTGGCCAGAAGGTGACGCGCGCTCATCAGCGGTGGCGCTTCGAAAGGAACATGGCGACGGTCGATTGCTCGCCCAGCATCAGTTCAGTCAGAGCCCAGACCAAGGCATCGGCGCGGTCAGGCGATCCTTCGCCGACGAAGCCAGCGGCAGTGAAGTTGCACATCTGGTCCTCCAAGTCGGGGAAGTCGCCGACATGCGAAACGAGGCCTTGCTCGTAGAGAGCGGACACAGGCTCGGCCCGGACCACCTTGCCCCGGCTGGCCTTCACGTCGTGGTAGGCAACCAGCTTGTCCGCCGTCTGGACGACGAACCTAACCATGTCCCCGCCGAAGTTGGATTCGCCGACGATCCGATCGGCGTTGAACTCTTTGTAGGCCGTCACCGCCATGCGGCCCCAGCCGTCCGGTGATAGCTGGCATGTCCGATCCGCCAGGATATACGCCCGGCCATCGACGCCCTTGCCGGCGACCACGATGCCGATGTCATCCCCGCCGCCATCGCCCTTCGTGCCGGAGGGGTCCACCGCGACCACGATGCGCTGCATGGCCGGTGCGGCGTCCTCGGCGATCCGCGTGCTGTCGATGCCCGGCATCACCCGGCCATCTGGCGCCAGACGATCTTCCAAGGTCCACAGCGCTCCGTTGACCTCTGACGCCCACTCGCCGCGCTCAAACCGCTGCCGCTTCGCCGCGGACATCCCCGCGAGGATTTCGAAGTACTTCGGCGGAAGGTTCGCCTCGTTGTCCCTCGGGTTCACCAGCATCTCGACGTAGTCGTCGGGGTCGGGAAGCGCCTCTTTCGTCCCGGGCTTCAGCTTGAGGCGGAAGAGTTGGAACGACCAGTGCAGTTTGGATGGCGGGTTGCAGTCGAAGTAGGCCTTGAGAGCGAGGCCGCTGTTCTCAGCCAGGCGGGACATCGCCACTTCGATGGAGGACCAGGGGATCTGGCTGCTCTCGTTGAAGTAGATGGTCGAGTACTCGCCGCCGAGTATCTTCTCGACCCGAGCTTTATCGTCCAAGCCGCCGAGGATCAGCTGCGACCCGTTCGGAAAGGTCGCAACCAGGTCAGTCTCGTTTAGGTCCAGCGGCACGTCCGGAAAGCAGAGCCGCATCACCTTCGGAAAGGTGTCCTTCCAGATCGACGCCTTCGCATGATTGAATCGGAAGCGAAACACAGCGTGCTTGCTATTCGCCGCCTTCATCGCGCGGATGCACATCGCCCGGATAATCAGGAACGTCTTGCCAGAGCGCGACCCGCCCCGGAGCATGATGTTCGTCGCCTTGCTGGCGAGAAGCCTATTCGCCTCCCGCTGCTTCGGCGTCAACGAGAACGCCACCCTAAAGCTCGGCGTCGTCCGGCGAGATGTTGATGCTGATGCCGCCGCCGAGGTTCAGGTCAACCTTGTCGCCGTACCGCTTCGGGTCCCACTTCGCGAGAAGCTTCAGCCGGGTCTCGATCCGGAGCTTGGCGCGCTGGACAAACTCGGTGTTGCAGACCTCGTGTTCGTCTCCAACAACTCGCACGTCGCCCGATTTGTCGTCGGCGATGTCAAGGCACTCAGCCGCCAGGGCGTCAAAACCTTCCTCGCGCGCGCGGGCGATGCTGGCGGAAAAGTCGGAACGGGCCTCTCGCCAATCCCCCACGGTTCTAACCGCGGGCATTCTTTCGTCACGGCAAATCGAGGCCATCGGCTCACCCTTGGCCAGCCGCTCGCAAATCTCCTTGGCGATAGCTTCGGTGAACTTGCTGGGCCGGCCTATAGGCTTCTTCGCCATGCTGGCCTCCAATCTCCGCCGGTTCTTGGCCGCCTTAGCCGCAAGCAATGAGAACCCGAGCCAGCACGGCTTTACCCTATGCGGGAGGCGGTCCTTCGCACCCCGTGAACTCGGCAAGGGAGTGTTGAGAGAGCCGGTCGGGTGTAGGTATCCGCGCCTCAGCGCCGCTCTAGTTCAAGCTGTCGCTGTGGATCGATGTTGTCGGCGGGGCGCGGAATGGGGTCATGCGGGTCGGACGCTACTCCGACGAGGGTGCGGGTCGGTTCCCATTTACCGGCGCTCGCCGATCTGCGCCGATCCTCTTCCTGACGGGCAGTCAAGGGCCGCCTGGCCGCCGCATGATAGGCTTCACAGTGGCCGGGCTTGATACCGGCTAAACCACAGAGCAAGGCACAGTTAGCGCAAGGCTCTAGGTCTGTGGTCGGGGCCAATCTAGCGCCGGGTCGCTATCCCGACTGATCCACCAAAAGGCCCGCGCGCTTCCTTCAGCGCCGCACTGTGAACTCGCGTGGCCCGAAGGCCGAAACTCTCTGCTGCTCCCGCCTCTAGCCCCCTGGCGCACCGCAGGACATAGGGTGGTTTCGGTGACGCGCTATGCGTCAGCATAGCGAATGTCCCCTACTTCGGATTAATCGTCAAGCCGCTTGCTTGCGCGGACGTTCGATTTCTCCCTTCACGAACAAGAGGGCTTCACAGGCGGCGCGGACGCGAGCACCCTGGGCTTGGTCGTTCACCTCGCCGGTGATGGCGCGGACCTGCTCACGCCAGCGGGTGAGTAGGGCCGCATCGGGGCGCAAGAGCGCGTGCAACAGACTCCATTCCCACGGCCTCAGGCCAGCACGAACCACCTGGAGGGCGCGGCTGGCGTCGATCATGGCCTGGCTTACGTTCTGCCCCGGCGCACCTTCGCCTGTGGCGCGGATGAAGTCCGGGGTCCGCTCGACCGAGTTCTCGCCAGCGGCCGTCCTCATCAGATCCTCCAGCCAATCCACCGCGCCTTGTTCCCGCTGGTGGTTGTGGCGGAGGAGAAGCTGGAAGCAACTGGGGCGCCAGCGAGCGGTGATCGTTTCGTCCCTGGGGTCTATGTTGACCGCGATCCCGCGCGACTCCAACTCCCGACGTTCAGCGCGGCGGGCGGCGATCTTCGACTGCTCGGCCGGGTCATGGGGCTTCTGCCGCTTCTTGCGGGCCATCAGATTTCTCCAGGGGTGTAGGTGTCGACACCATCGCCGCAGGTAACGACAAGCTGACAGGCGATTTCGCAGGCCTCGTCGGCAGTCTTTCCGGCGGCCATAGCGCCTCGCGCTATCTCAGCGCCGGAGCCGATAGCGCAGGGGGCTGTTAACATCGTCGCCTCGCCAGAATGCAGCCAAAGGGCGTGACCGCCGACCAATGCGAAAGCATCCCCCTTGAATGGCAGGTCGCCGCGCTGCCCCTCGGCGAGGCGCTCAAGCGTCTTTTCGATCGTTTGGTCCGAAGCCGACTCTCCGCAGTGCGCGATGGCTCCCGCGGCCCGTGAGAGGATTTTGCATTCGGGCGCGAGAAGCACGTCACCGCCGCTCGTGACGCGCCGATCCGCTGCCAAGGTCTTTCCGTCGTAGGCGATTACGGTCATGCAGCTTTGTCCTGAGTGGGGGCGGGGAGGGTGTCGGCTGGGGCGATGCTGAACCGCCACCGTTCGGAGAGGGCGGCGAGGTCTGACCTTAGCCGGGCGCCGGCGAAGTCGTTGGCCGGGATCAGGGCTCGGTTCGGGCCATCCCATCGACAGGGGTCTAGGTAGGTTCGGGCGTAGGGCTCGCCGTGGGAAGTGACGACGGCCTCCCTGAGTTCGGCGGGCCCGGCGAAGATCGGGGCGTCGCTTGGGACGGAGCCGGCTTGGGCGTCAGGCTTCGGGCCGTAGAAGCCCTCCAGCAGCCGCCGCCAGGACTTGGGCTGACAGACGAAGTCGATGTCTGCTCGCCAGCCGCGGTCGTTCTCGCCCCGGCAGTGTGGGCTACGCTCGACTGCCTCCAAGGCTTCGCGCCACGCCGTCATCCCGCCTTCAGCTAGCCGGGCGCGGATCGCGGCCCTCCGGGTCTTGTCCACCGTTCGGGCTGCCGGGAGGCCCAGGCGCTTGGCGAGGTCATTCCACTCGGAAACAGCATCCTCGGGTCGCGCTCTCGGCGCGGCCAAAGAGACTGACGGTTCCTCTAACGGTTCCCCTGACGGTTCAAACGTAGTGAGCCCGGAAGCTGCTTCCGGTTGGATCGACGCAGATTTCCGGTTGGATTGGCGTAGATTTCCGGTTGGCCTAGCGGAAACCTTTTCCGGTTGGCCTTCCGGCAAATGCTTCCGGTTGGGTTCGGCGAAGGCGGTCAGCCGGATTTCGTCCGACGAGCGAGATCCGTCCCGGCGCTGGCGATGGGTGCGGGATATGACGCCCCGCGCCTCGAAAGAGGTCAGCACGGCTCGAACGGTGCGGTCAGAGCACGCCGCCTGGGCCGCGATGCTGTCTTGACCGGGCCAGCACACACCTTCGCCGTCCGCATAGTTGGCCAGGACGAGCAGAATGGCCTTTTCGGTCGCGCTGGCGACGTCGAAGCCCAAGGCCCAGGTAATCGCTTGGACACTCACGCCGCACCGCCGTAGCTGTAGCGAGGCGTGCCGCTGACCTGCTCCAGCGGCTTGGCGAGATTGCCGAACCGGGTCAGGTCGCTGTCGAACGCCAGATGCACCGTGCCGATGGGGCCGTGCCGCTGCTTGCCGACGATGACCTCGGCCTTGCCCATCACCTTGGACATGGCCTCCTGCCACTCGTAGTGTTTGGGGGTGTTTTCCGGCGGCTCGGTGCGGCCTAGGTAATACTCGTCGCGATAAACGAACATCACCACGTCGGCGTCCTGCTCGATCGATCCCGACTCGCGGAGATCGGACAGCATGGGGCGCTTATCCTCTCGGGCCTCGACCTGACGCGACAGTTGCGACAGGGCCAGGACCGGCACGTTCAGTTCCTTCGCTAGGGCCTTGAGCGCGCCGGTGATCTGGCTGACCTCCTGAACCCGATTGCCGCCCTTGCCGGCGTCCGTGGTGATGAGCTGAAGGTAGTCCACCACGATCAGGTCCAGCCCGGTCTTGCGGTGCTGGCGCCGGGCGCGGGCGCATAACTTGGCGATGTGGATTCCGCCGGTGTCGTCGATATGGATCGGCAGGGACCGGAAGTGGTCTCGCGCATCCTCGACAGACGAAAGCTCGTCGCGCCTGACCATGCCCTTGCGGAGCCGGTCGCCCGACACGTTGGCGAAGTCGGCAAGGGCGCGAAGGCCAAGTTGGCCCTTGCTCATTTCCAGCGAGGGGAAGAACACACGCGCGCCAGACTTGGCGGCGTTGATGGCGATGTTCAGGGCCAGGGCCGTCTTGCCCATCGAGGGCCGGCCGGCGAGGATCAACAGGTCGGACGGGTGCAGCCCACCCAGCTTCTGGTCCAGGTCAACCAGACCCGTCGTGATTCCGGTCAGACGGCCATCGCGGGCGAAGGCGGCGCGGGCTTGCTCCGCCGCGTCGTCCAGAGCCTCCGCGAACGTGGCGACGGGGCGTTCCTTCGAACCGGTCTCGGCCAAGTCAAACAGGAGGGCCTCCGCTGCCGTGAGATGGTCGGCCGCGGCGGATGTCGTATCGGGCGCCTGGGCTGCAATCTCACCGCCGATGCGGATCAGGTCACGTCGCAGGGCCAAGTCTATGACCTCGCGCGCATAGCCCGCCGCATTGGCCGAAGGGGGAGCGCGATCAACGAGGTCCGCGAGATAGCCGAGGCCGCCATATTGCTGGAAGGCGGGGTCGGATTGGAAGCTGCCGGAAAGAATGGTCGGGTCGGCAAGCGCGCCGGTCATGATGGCCGAGCGGATGGCGTCGTAGAGACGCTGGTGGAAGGGCTCGTAGAACATCGAGCCGACCAGACCCTCAGGAAGGCGCTCAAACACGCCGGCATCGAACATCAGACAGCCTAGCAGGGCCTGTTCGGCCTCTAGGTTATTGGGAAGGCCGCTCACGGCTGCACATCCCACGCGAGGACGCGTATCTGGCCCACGACGGGGTCTTCCGGGTTTTGCTGCGCGGCGACGACCACGGCCTGACGAAGCACCTTGCGGGCGATTTCCGCCCGGCGGTGCTCGGGGAAGGCCCGGACGATCTGCTCAACCTCGCGACCGAGGCGGGCATATTCAGCCGCTTCGCTATGGGCGGGCTGGACAGGGAAGGGGGTTACGGTCGCGGTCACAGGCGGCTCCGCTCGCGAAAGGCGGCCGTTCGCAGCGCAGCGCATTTCCGGCAAACTCTCGTGACTCGCCCGCGCGATCGACCCTTCCCGAGGTTCGAGCCGGAAAGCTCGTGACCACGACGACATGAGGTCTTCAGGGTGTTTTGGTTTTCCCTCCGACCCTTCGAATCCATGTCGCGGACGTTGTCCCGCTGCAGCCCGACAAAAAGGTGGTCGGGGTTCACACAGGGCGGCGTGTCGCACTTGTGGCAAACCACGTGCCCGCTCGGGATGCTTCCGACAAATCGCTCGTAGAACAGACGATGAGCAAGCACCGAACGGACGCGACCGTAGCCGTCTTTGTTAGGCGCGCCCTCCCACAGCCAACATCCGGTATTCGGATCTGCCTGGTAACGATTAAAGACGGGCGTCATGCGCGCACCGCCTTTCCATCCCTGACGACGCAGTCCGAACCGGCCGGAATCTGTTCGGCGGCCACAGCCTGGCCCAACCCGCCGTCCGGCTTCCGATAGACGGTCAGGTATTGCTCATCCCGGCGGAGGGAGCAGGTGATTACGGTGGAGGGCTTCATGCGGCGTCCCTTCCCTCGTCCCAGATCGAGACGGGCTTGGCGTGCGGCACGCCCTTGCCGTTGCGCTCGTAATGGTCCTCGCGCTCGTGCCTCGTGTAGTAGATCGCCTGGCTCTCGATGTGAGAGTAGGTTCCCAGCCGCGCGCCAGCTCTCGTCCGCTTCGGAGGGGCTTGATCGTATCCAACGGCCGCATGGCCGGCGCAGAACGAGCCGCGCGCGATCGGATTGCAGCAGGACTGGATCGCACCCCGCTCACCCAGGGGCCACTTGCACTCGCCAGCCCGCCGCTCCATCCATGGGCGCGCGTTGGGGCTCTCGACCTCGCTCAGTTCCACAGCGCGGATCGCCGCGTCTCTGGCCTCGCGGGCTTCACGGCGCTTCCTGGCGAGAGCCTCGCCCTCCGACAGGGTCACATAGGCAACCTTCGGCGTTACTCGCTTCCGAGCGGCCTGCTTGTTACGGGTCGACGTGGCGGCCTTGGCGCGCTCGGGTCGGTCACGGTCCGTGTGCTTGAGGCGGTGGAGCTTGCCGATCACCGCATTGCGCGTGAACGATCCGCCAAGAGGTTTCAGGCCCCGGCTGATCTCGCTGGCGCTGCGGCCTTCCTTCCACCAGGTGACGGCCTGGGTGGTCAGGGCTTCGGTCCAGCCGCTCACCGCTTCACCCCCGCCGCAGTCGGCTTGAGGCTTTCGGTGCGGAGGCACTTCACCGCATCATCGATTTGGCGAACCGCCTGCATGTCGCAGCGGGCGGCGGCGTTAGCGCGGAGCACCTTGGCGATGCGGGTGACGCCTTGGAGAGGGTCGCGGTCGGGGCGGCGGAACAGCAACATTAGCCCCGCTCCATCGCTTTGCGGTGAAGGCGAGCGACGGCCCACGCCATGATGGTGGCGCCGGCCGACTCCACACCCCATCCGAGGCGGTTAAGGCCCTTCCCGACCCAGAAGGCTGCCCAGGTGACGGGCGCGGCTCTCCATCTGGCGAACGCGTTCGCGCTCCCAGGTCCGTTGCTCTTGGACACGGGTTTCTCTTTCGATGACGGTTTGCAGGTGTTCGGAGTAGGAGTGCCCGATCAGCTCTTTCCCGAGCTCGGCCCACAGCGCCCATCCCTCGGCTTGAACCACCTTCTCCAGGGTGGTGACCGACAGGTGGCCCTTGCGCAGGTTTTCCGCCGTGCCGGGGTCGATCCCATAGGTGCGGGCGATCTGCTTGGCGGTCGAGTGACGCTGGTTCAGCAGAGACGCGAGCGCATCCGCCATCCGGCGCGGGAAAAGTTGACGATCGAGCGGCATGTATCCGGTCAGCTCCTGGGTCATGAAGAAGACCTCAGGTGCAGCCGACAGGGCTTGCCGGGGTTGGAGACTAGAAGATGGGCGAATTGATCAGCGTGGACTTCCGGGCAAGGAGGGTGCTGATCAGCCGCGACGAATGGCTGGCAGGGGCAAGGCGTTGCAGCGCCGAAGCCGACCGACAGCCGGAAGAGATTGCCGCCACGCTTAGGCGATGTGCGGCCAAGTACAGACAGAAGGCGAAGGGAGCGGCGATCTGAAAGGGTCGCCGTTTTCATTTGGCCCACCCCGGCCGGGGTTAGGGGAGGGGTTCCCGGCCGGGGGTCCAGCGCGCTTATCCTGCCAAGGGGTCGGCGCGATCTGGTGGGGGAGGGAAGCACGCTTAGGCCGCCTTATCCGCGGCAGTTCGCCGGGGCTTCTCGGGCATGGGCCAGGCCGAAACCGGAATGCCCAGCTTTTCCTCGATCTCGCGTGCTTTCTTCAGCGAGGGCGAGCGATAGCCATTTGCCAGATCGTAGGAGTAGCCGACGGCGACGCCGATCGATTGAAGCCGTTGCGCGATGGAAGGTTGCTGTTCCGCCATGCGCGATAAATCGCAGAATGCGAGGAATGTTGCAAGCCCTGTTCCTCGCACAATCGTCGGCGACGCGAAAAGCCGTTCATCGCAAAATGTGCGGATGCCGAGACCATCAGTAAAAGCCGCCGCCAACCACCTTAGGGCCTGGCGCGAATTCCGTCACCTGACCCAAGACGATCTGGCGGCCGAGGTTGGCACAGCCGGCAATGTGATCGGCCTGCTTGAAAGCGGCGAGCGCGGGCTTTCGCAGAAGTGGCTCAACAAACTCGCCCCGGCGCTCGGAACAACGCCCGGCTTCCTATTGGACCACGACCCAAACGATCTTCCCACGGCCGTACTTGATGTTTGGGCCGCTATTCCTGACGAAAATCGGGCTCAGGCTCTAGCGGTCCTGGAAACCTTCAAGCGGACGGGGACTAACGGATGATCGAGGCCATAGCAGCCATCGCTCTGCAATCCGCGCTCCAGCGAGACGCGCCTCAGCTTATCCAGCAGGCCGCAGACCACGTGTTCGAGTCGACCGAGCGGCTGGCGTTCATGATCGGAAAGTGCTCGGCCGTCTTGCCGACAGGTGGGTCTCTTCCGTCCGTTCTGGGCGTTGGCGAGCCCCTGGCGGAGCTGGGAAGCCGAGAGATCAACGACGGCGTTGCGGAGATAGCGGCCATTGCTTACGCCGAAGGGCTTAGCGAAGCCGATGATAAAGCCCTGACCATTCGCGGCTGCGCGGCGGACATCAACGACGCCGCCGCTGAGGCTCGCGTCCATGCCGATGGCATTCTGAGCCTGGCCGAGACGATTGAGCGCGACGCCCGCGACTAAGGCCTTAGGAGGCGTAATGAGTGATCAACGTCCACCGGACGACCAGGTCGTGACATGGGGCGAGCTACGCGCGGTTGTGGCCCTTAGCACCCAGTATCACATGCACCTGATGCTTATGTCACTGTCGGGAATGTTGCCCGGAGATAAGGGGCGCGAACAGAACGAGCAGTCCACAAGGGCGATAGAGGCCCTCGGAAAAGAGCTTGAACGCATCGCACCAGGGTCGACCGGTGCAAAGTGATCTCGTAAACCTCGCCGCCCTTCGTCGCCTGCAAGAGGCATTGAAATCCGGCGACGGTGGGCCCACAATTGATGGCATGGAAGAGCGCGTCACCCGCCTAGAGACGCATTTTGAATACGTCCGGCGCGACCTGGACGACATCAAAACCTCGCTCAAGAAGCTCGACGAGCTCCCGACGAAGCGTGACCTCGCCAACTACTGGATCGCGAGCATCACCGTCGGACTGGCCATTCTCGCCATCACCGTCGGCGGCATAGTCGGCGGCCTCGCTTGGCTTGATCGCGTTACCTAAGCCGCGTGGTGCATCCAGTCCTGGCGCTCGTCGTCGGATAGCGGCGGGACCGCGCCAAACGTCTCGAGCATGACCGGCTCTTCCCAGAGATCCTCATCTGGATGACCCTGGACCGAGAATATCGCTACGCCAGCGTTCCCGGTCAGTAGCGCCTCAGCACCGCGCCGCGCGCGCTCCTCAGTGTGGAAGCGGTAAACCTCGCCCCCGACTAGGCGGTGTCCGCGCGCCCAGAACGCTTGAGCGCAGTAGATCGTTTTCCGGGCCATTTGGCCTCCTTCCCATCACCGCCGTGAGCATGGACTGCGCCTACGACAAAATCGGTCGCACGATAAAACCTCGCAAAATGCGATTTTTTGTGTTGCGCCATTCCTCGCAAAATGCGAGTGTCATCCCATCGAACGAGATGGAGCCGACCCAGTGGCAAGCCCAACCCTTTCCCTAGTGACCACGGCCCAAGAAGCCGCCGAGCGCTACAATGCCTTCCTCGCCAGTGATGCGCTGATTCAGAACGGCTGGCATGACGAACAGGACGGCCGACAGCTAGCCTGCGCCCTGGGCGTCCTCGGGGAGGAGGTCGAGGGGGCTAAAGATTGTCCTGCCACGGTCATGCCGCGCTGGCTGGCGCAGATGGTTCCGGGCTTCTTCGACTGCCAACGGTTTGAGGACGCGAAGGACTGGGGCCGGCGTTTCTACGAACAACTGGCCCGTCTTGGAGGCGACGTGCCGTTCAACGTCGTCCACGACTGGCAGGCCCATACGGTCGGACCCCTCGCTGTAGAGCTCGCCGAAAAGCGGGGTCGCGACGTCGAGCCTCACAAGGCCTTGGCCGAAATGCAGCGGAAGGCCCTCACCGGCCAGAAGTTCACTGCCGATGAGTGGCGCCCGATCTTGAAGGACGCGTTTTACGACATCTACCTGTGTCGCTACGACGCCGACGCCGACGCCGACGCCAACGCCGACGCCGACGCCTACGCCTACGCCAACGCCAAAGCCGACGCCTACGCCTACGCCGACGCCAACGCCTACACCAACGCCGACGCCGACGCCTACGCCTAAGCCAA